TAGATACTAAAGCGGATAAAACTTATGTTGATGCACAATTAGATACTAAAGCTCCAATTGATTCTCCAGTATTTACTGGAGTCCCTCAATCATCTACTTCTCCCGACGCTAACGACAGCTCTCAAAGACTTGCAACTACTAACTGGGTTAGAAGTGTTGTTCCTAGTCAAGGCACTATTGCATCATTAATTTGGGGTAACTACGATGAATAAAAAAATAACAAGACCACAGAATATGAGCCAACTAGACTATTTATGGACTACGTATGGCTCATACGAAGTGTCTAACAAAATAGACACAGAAAATACAATTCCCACTTCTACAGCGATTAAAGAATATATAAGTGATATTGGAACGGGAATTACAGAATTAGACACAGAAAAGGTGCCTGATAACAAGATAAAAATTTTAGGCAAAACTCCCGATGGAGAGGAATTAACGTCTATTCTTATTGACGAAGATACTAAAATCTTAGGATTTAAAAGACATACCATAACTCAAGAAGACATAGATTCTGGTTGGGGTACTGCAATAGGAGAGGAGTGGATACTATTAGAAACTTCCGTTGGAAATTTTAAAATCCCTATTGAGGACCTAATAATTAAAGGACAAGAATCAGATACTGTTATTAATCAAACAAAGGATGGAAAAATAGTATCTTCGATTAAAATTAATAATCCTATTATTAATAAGTCCGTTACTTTAAAAACTACTTCTGATGGTTTATGGGCTGATTTGATTCTAAATCCAGATACCGAATCAAAGGTGTTAATTATAAAAAGCGATAAAGGAGTTGAGTGTAAATTTAATTGGATTGGTACAAACATTCCTGTAGGATTTAAGGTATTTAACACTTTCGATGAGTATCAACTCGAAACTGCCGAATCCGGTGTAATATATCTAGTTAAAGATGTTAAATCTATATACTTTAATGGAATTAAGTTCTCGTCTGTAGTTGACCTTCAAGATTATTACACTAAGGAAGAAGTAGACGAATTAATTACTCCTCATGTAGACGCTTATACTAAACAAGAGAGTGATGATGCTAAGTACGCTACTATTGAAGTCGTAAATACTAAGGTTGATAAGGTAGTCGGAAAACAATTGTCTACAGAAGATTATACCTCTGAGGAAAAGTCTAAATTAGAAGGAATAGAAACAGAAGCTAATAAATATGAGCATCCAACAACATCCGGTAATAAACATATCCCTTCCGGAGGAACTTCTGGGCAAATATTAGTTAATACGGAAGACGGAACTGCAGCATGGGCTGATACAAGCAGTAAAATTGAAGAACAGTTTCAATTACTTAATACTATGTGGGAACAGCTCCAAGAAGAACAAGTAAATCTTCAAAGTCAAATAGATTCTATGACTGTTAACGAAGATGTATATGCTTACGGAGTTGAATGGGACGTGACAGTAGCAGACCCAACTTTGACAAGAATAGGAAATCCGCTATTACATAAACAACTTCCTATCCAATCTTCTTTTAGAGGTTGTGTTGCGCAGGGTCCAGTTATTAAATATTGGTTAAATCCGAACAATTGGGCGTATAAAGAAAATGGAGAAGCTTCCGTATTAGATGGAACAGATGGTACTGTAAAAGTACGCTCTATAAAATTTTATGGTAAATCTGGAAGTAAAAAAAATAAACGATGGGTTAAAATTTCCACAGTAAAAATCGACGACACCTGGGTTGAAATTCCAGAATTATTAATTGATGCATATAGATGTACAGTGGATACTATTAATTCTGATACACCCAAGGCCGTATCGGTAGTAAATACTTCCGCAGAATTTAGAGGTGGAGCTAATAGAGCCAATATGGACAGCTATCTTGATTCTGACAAATTTAGAACAGACCTAGGTAAACCTAGGACTAGTGTTTCTAGAGCAACTATGCGAACCTATGCTAAAAATGCTGATTCTGAATTACTCTGTTATGAATACTATAAATGGATATTTTATTGGTGCTGGGTAATAGAGTACGCCACATTTAATTCACAAGCAGCGTATAATGCTGATTTAACAGCTGAAGGTTATCATCAAGGCGGATTAGGAGATGGGGTTACTACGTGGGATGGTACTAATTGGAATAACTATAATGGTTATTGTCCACTAACACCATGCGGATACTGTAATGAATTTGGTAACTTTACTGGCGTAAAGGATTTAGTGATTCCTGAAACTGTAAAGGATGAGTCTACAACAATAGCTTCTAAGACATTTAAAGTTCCAAGATGGAGAGGATTTGATAATCCATTTGGAGACATCTGGACTAACTTAGATGGAATAGTATTAAAAAGAGAAGCTGCAAATGAGGATAGTAATGTATATACAACAACTAATCCCGAAGAATTTACAGATGAAATAGGTAGTAAATCTATTGCTGGAATAGAAATTGCAAAGGAGGGTTATACAAAAGCCTTCGACCTAGGCAGGACTGGAGAAATTATTCCTTCAGAGGTTGGTGGTTCACCAACAACATATATGTGTGATTATCATTGGTGCAATGTTCCGAGTACATTGTTGAGGACGCTCCTCGTTGGCGGCGACGCTACTAATGGTACTAATTCCGGTCTCGGTTACTTCAATTCTTACAATGGGGTCAGCGGTGCCACTGCCTATGTCGGCTTTCGTACAGTAATTAGACTAAATTAAAAGAAATAAATATAAATTAGGGTGCTATTTCTTTACTTTTGTATTGGTTCAGACAAGATTAGTAGCAAACACTCCTCGTTAGCAGCAACGCTAATAATGGTACTAATTCCAGTCTCAGTAACTTCAATTCTAACAATGGGGTCAGCAATGCCAATGCCAATGTCAGCTTTATTATATATTAAGTCAAGTAAGAATAGTTTTTGTCTGAAATAGTATCCTTGCCCCTTGGCAAAAAATGACGTAGTATTTAACATAACGGGTGTTAGTAGGATTATTCTCGAACGCTTCCAACTAAAATATATAAGACCTTGAAACGAATAGGATATTTACACGAACAGATATATTCTCTCGATAATATTTATCTGGCAGATAGTAAGGCTAGATTAAATAAAAGAAATAGGTGGGGAATAAACAAACATGATAAGCATAGAGATATAGAAAACATCGAACTAGCTTTGAAACTGAGAGACCTAACATATGAAACCTCTCAGTACAGCACATTTACAATATATGAGCCTAAGGAGAGATTAATCTTTAGGCTCCCTTATTATCCAGATAGAATAACACACCATGCTATAATGAATATCATGGAACCGATTTGGACAAACATTTTCATAAAACAAACATATTCGTGTATAAAAGATAGGGGAATACATAATGTAGCATATGATTTAAAAAAGGTCTTAAATAAATATCCAGAGGAAACAAAATATTGTTTAAAAATGGATATTAGAAAATTTTACCCCTCTATTAACCACGACATCCTATATAATGATATACTCACAAAGAAGATAAAAGATAAGAAGCTTTTAGCACTTCTTCGAGAAATTATTTATTCTGCAGAAGGGGTTCCTATTGGAAATTATCTATCTCAATTCTTTGCAAATCTATATTTAACTTATTTTGACCATTGGGTTAAAGAAGAGTTGAAATGTAAATTTTACTTTAGGTATGATGATGATATAGTTATATTGAGCGATAATAAAGATTATTTGCATAATATTCTAGTATCAATCAAGACATATTTAAAGGAGGTCTTAAAATTGAAATTAAAGCCAAATTACCAAGTTTTCCCAGTAGCTAGTAGAGGAATTGATTTTGTTGGTTATAAATTTTTCCATACCCATACTTTGATAAGAAAATCTATAAAAGTTAAACTTTTTAGATTAATTGCAAAGTATAGAAAAAAGAAAATATCGAGAACTGAGTTAAAACGAAGAATTCAAGCCTATTTAGGCTGGCTCAAGTATTGTGATTCTAAAAATTTATTAAGAAAAGTTCAACGACTAACAGGGTTAAGATGTACAAACTGGAATGGGAAAGAATCTAATATTTGTAGATTTTATAACAAATATATCCATGTTGTAGAAGTAATCAATTTCAGTAAGTGTTTCAGAGTTGATTTTGTCTACAAAAATAAACCTTATTATTTTAAAAGTAAGGACAAACGATTATTTTATTCCTTACTTAGATATACATTTCCGGTAAATTTTAAAATAAGATCTAATGTTAGAACCAAAAAGAATAAGTATGAACGTTCAGCCAGATAAAATTCAATTTCTTGGGAACAGAACATATTACTATAATTATGACATTCAATCTGAACAAGTTTTAGTAGATAACATAGAGACTGATGAACTGCATGAAGAAACAAGATGGAATTATATCCAAGTACATTTAAGAGGTTTTCCAGACTACAAAAAATGTATCGAAGCTGTTATTAGAGCCTATTTAACATTAAGTGAAGAACTCGCAATAATTAACAAATATAGTTCGTATCAATTAGGAGTAATAAAAGACCCTTCTGCTAGTTCTGATTATTATGAATATACTAGTTTAATAGCAACTATAAAGACTAATGTGAAAAAGGACTTTGAAATTCTAGAACCAGAAATTTCAGAAGAACTTGTTCCAAGTCAAGCGGATATGATTAAACTACTACAAATACTTATAACAACTGCTGAACTTTCTGATACTCAAGCATTAATGTGCAAATCCTTATATCCTACTTGGAGGAGTTGTATAGGAAAAACGTTAAATGCTGGTGATAAAATAACGTACAAAGGGATTTTATACAAGGTAAAACAAACTATAAACACCGTATTGGAAAACCAAGCACCTGGTATAGAAACTGCAGCACTATACGAAGAAATTGATGAAAAACATAAAGGTACAAAGGAAGACCCTATTCCTTATAATGGAAACATGGAGCTTAAATTAGGCAAATATTATTCACAAGAAGGAGTAATTTACCTATGTTCTAGAGATAGTGGGCAAGCAGTTTATAATTCCCTAAAGGATTTAGTTGGAATATATGTGGTTGTTGCTTAATAAAAACTATTAATAAATAATATTTATGGCTGAAGAAAAAAGAGTTATATTTAGTTTCTTGACACTTGATGGCTTTAAGGCAAGACTTGCGGATGGAACATTTACCCCTAAAGGGAATTACATGGTCTTTATTCAAGACAAGAAACTTATTTGGACTAAAGGGCAATATTTTGCTGAATCTAATGTAGCTATTATTAAATTAAGTCGTCCTACTTCTAAGTCTCCTGGATATAATATAACAGAAGAGGAAGCTCGAACTATTGACGAAGCTTATGCTAATGGAAAAGTATTGATTTTTATATATGACAATATTCCTTTGCTTGTTAAATCAATAACCCCATCTGAAGATTTAGGCTCGTATGAAGCTTTTGCCACTGATGTGATTTACAGTGATTCTCTTGGATTTAAGTTACTACATTATAGAATTTCTATAGATACTAAATCATTACTTGTCACTATACTTTTTTCAGATGATGAAGAATTGTCTTTAACTAATACAGGAAGTGGAAATGAGTATCTAGCTAATGATGGAAAATACCATGTTATAAATACAGAATCTGTTGAAACTACAGAAGCAATTCCTGTTGCAGGAGGGCCTCTTGCCGAATTACTAAATAATGCAGGAATTACAAGTATTTCATCTAAGACTAATATGCAGGATTTACTAATGTCGTTGTTTACAAAAGAGTTATGGCCTTCTCAACTTACGTTTAAAGAAGGTACAATTACTTCCTCTATAGGACAGCCGACATTTACTTTAAATAAGAGTGGATTAGTAGAAGTTGGAACCGAGGTAACTATATCAAAGATTACTATTAATGCTGCATCTTCGGGCTCAACAAATCGCAGTTACAGCGGATTCACCTATGGGTATTCTATCGCTAATGATAATACAAAAGACAATTCTAGTACAACTATTAATGTTTCTGCTACAGGAATAGCATCGACTAATGATGCTTATACATTAAAACGCACTATTAATTCTGCAAAAGTTTCTGCTCCAACAAATACAAACCCTTCTCAAGTCAAATTAGATACTACTACGTTTAAGGCAATAGAAGGAAACAACAGCGTTAAAGCCGAAGTTACTGGAACTAAATATTCAGGAACATTCGCAGAGATTCCAGTTTATTATGCTTGTTCAAATCTGGGCAAAACCAGTGCAAGTCATAAGTCAGATGCAAAGAGTCAAGTAACTATTACTAGTTCAATCCCTTCTAATTCCAAAACATTGAATGTTACAGGAGTATATCCTTACTATACCAATAAGGATAATATTACAACATTTGCCAAATTAGGACTGACTACTAATAAAACATTAGATGTTACATTTGTAGCTGAAACAGCTAGTAATAAACATGCATTTAAGATACCTGCTAAGTTTAATGTAACTAAAATTACATTGTTGAATACACTTAGTGGTAAGTATGAAGACTATAGTGTTAGTAGATTTTCTGTTACTACTGAAACTATAAATGTACAAGGTACTAATGTACAATATAAAGTATATACTCGTAATGATGGAACCAATGGAAGTTCATCATTTAAAATCACATTCGCATAATTATGAGAAATAAAGGAACGTTTGAATTTAGTGGTAATTTAGAGGTAAGGAAAGATGGGCCTCTTGAAGCCAAAAGTCTTGCCACTAATTATGCCGACTTAGTTAAAAAAGAAAACTGGACTGATTCAGATGGAGTAGTTTGGGTATATCCAGGACTTAATGTTACTTGTAAAGATAGGCCTGGAAAAATATATCAATTAGTCTCGGGTGATTATACAAACAAAAATAACTGGATTCCGATTGGAGATACATCAGAAATTAGTTCTAAATTACAGGATTTTATAAATAGCAAAGGCTCTGCTAATGGAATTGCTTCCTTGGATGAACAAGGGGTAGTTCCATCTGCTCAGCTTCCATCATATGTAGATGATGTAATCGATGTTTATGCTACTTATAATAAATCTGCAGAAGGTGTTTTAAGTAATATACAATTATTTTCTAATCAAGAAAAAACAATTCCTATCACTCCAGAATCAGGTAAGATTTATATAGATGTAAAAGGAAATTATCAATTTAGATGGACTGGAACGCAATATGCAACTGTAGGTGCTCCAACTGTATTAGGAGAAGTTACTGGTACAGCATATGATGGAGGTAAAGGTAAGGCTTTATCGAATACAATAAATAAAATGTCTAACAAAGTAGTTGTTGGACCTACTACTGTAATTTCTTCTACTAATAATGTAGTAATAAAGTACCAAACACATTTTACATCTACTAATTCAAATAGCGAAGATAGCTCTGCAATTAATGCTGCTACTACATCTCAAGCAGGTGTAATGTCATCAGCTGATAAACAAAAATTAGATACTATAAATCAGGCTAAAACTCTATCGAGTGCAACTGCTGGGCAGTGGATTAGATTTGCAGAACTTTCTGATTCTGAGTATAATTCAGCTTTAGTAACTATAAAAGAAGGAACAGCAGGAGCTACTTTCTTTTTTAAATGTAGAAGTGACGGGAAAGTTGCAGTTAAAGTGATGGATACAACTCCAGATATTTATTTAACTAAAATAAGAGTTATAAAGCAAAATGGACAATCTAATGGATATTTAGAGGCTTATGTCGATACTGCAAGTTTTTCTATAGCTGCAAATATCTCTTTAAGTATTAATATAAACCTTACGGATATAACTGTCACTAGTGAAATTCCAGAAGGGTATACATCAGAAGAGATAAGTTTAGTATAAATTATTGGGAGAGGTAATCTCTCCCTCAAATTATCTATTATGACACAAGAATATGTTATTCAAAGAAAAAGAGCAGTTATATCAGAGGGAGAAAATTCTTTTGTTCCAGAGAAAGGTTTAAGAGCTGCAGAATATAGACTTATAGGTAATACTCCAGATACTCAAGCTTCTGCAATATTACTTTGTGAAAGCCGAAATCCTTCTCAATGGGCTGGAATAATTGGAAGAATTTATGCTCTTAGGGGTTGGAAAGAATCTTTTAATATATCCTGGATGATAGATGTAGTCTGCACTCAATCTTATGCAGACAATAAAATCTTTAATGTTGGGGCTAAAATAGGAACAGGTCAAGCATCAATACAAGCTGGAACTTGTGAATATCAAGGAAAAACTTACTTAGCTCTAAGTGTAGGGAGTGATTCTACTATGACACTTTTCTTTACAGGACTTCATTCAGGAGATTGTTTATTTTCTATAGTTAATCTAAATGATGTTAGTTGGAATGAGTAATAAATTTTATATAACGAATCTATATAATAAAAACAGGGGGGGGATTTAGTATATGGCCGAAAAATATGCACTTCAAAGCGAAATCCCCACTAAGTTATCTCAGCTAGAAAATGATAATAAATTTTTAGCAGACAGTGGAGGCTGGCAAGGTCCAATCCCAGGAGAAAAGGTTTGGTCATATACGACTCCTGGTGGAGGAGAATTTGTATTAACAGAAGAAGTCCCTGAAGGTGGAGGTTCAGCAACAGCTAATATAGTAGTTGATGGAAAATTTTATTGTAGAGAGGGTGAGCTAGAAGTTTTAGCTGAAAATTCTGGAGTAATAGCTCCAATATGGGGAAGATATAAACAAGTTGATTTAAGTTCATTAGACCAAAATAAATGGTATCCTTGTGCTATAGGATTAGGATATCCATCTTCACAAAATAGACCAATTGAATTTTATTTACAGAATGCTTTAGATGGATTGAGCCATCCTTCTTGGGCACAACATGATGCTGGATTTACTTTACAAGTAGGAATAAGAGTTAATCCTAGTGGTTGGGGAGGATGTCCAGAAGACCCTGTATACTTATTTTATAATTACAAATTTGGCGGAGAGTCGGCATTCGGAGGATTTGAACAAGATGGAACAAATTCTACCTTAATTGTTTGGTTAAGAGGAGGGGCAATATATTTTTATTATTGTACAAATAACGAAGGAGCTCTTACTATATATGAGAATGGTTATACATCTCCTAACGATAGTCGATTTAATTGCAATGTAGAAACATCTCAAGGTGGATTATTTAGAAGTACTAGTACAATACTAAGTAGCGGTCTATACAATTCACACTTTAGATGGGTACATGATGGAGAAGATACTCATAGCGGACTGGGAGATTATTCTAATGGAGATTTAACATTAGTTTCAGGAAGAAATGGAATGGATATGAGATTTTATACAAACAATGCCAATATAGATTTTCATGTCCAGAATTACGTTGAAGAAAATATAAACTCAAATAGAATAGCTTGGTTTAATGCTAACGATAATGGATTTTATTCTAACCATTCTATTCATGCAGAAGGAGGATTTTTTAAAGATTCCGATGAAAGACTTAAAACTAATATACGAGAAATAGATTGCACTCTAGAGGACATTTTATCTATACCTACTGTAGAATTCACGATGCATGATAAAGACCAAATAGGAACTATAGCTCAAAAATTGGAACCTAAGTTTAAAAGTTTGGTTAAAGAATGCACTACAGAAGCAAATAGGGTTACTAATCCTGAAGAATTTGAACATATAGATATTAATGGCGAAGACTATGTAAAAGTTAAAAAGACAGAGTATGAACTACTTAGTATTCTAGCCATTAAAGGATTAAAACTTTTAAATGAAAAAATAAATGAGTTGGAGAGAAAACTTAAAAACTAACGGGGGGGGGAGACCTCTCCTCAACTATTAAATATGAAACAAGAATATGCTCTTAAAGAATATGTAAGCGAAAATATTTATGGTAAAGTTATAAATGGCTCCTCTTCTGAAATATTAACCATTTGTAATCTTACTGGAGATGAAGCAGAAGGTGGTACAAATAGTTGTAAAGAAATAAATGGACTTGCTTGGAAAAATGCAGATACATATGAATTAGATTTTCTTTATGAGTACTGGACATCTGGTATTCCTTATACAAAAAAAGTTGTACTACAAGTTACGGATTCAAACAATACTAGAAATGCTATTATAGAAGATATTTCTACTGACAAAAGTTTAGAGCAAAAATTTACACCTAGTGAAAAAAGGCTAGAAAGTAATAGCGATTTAAATGATTATAAAACTCAAGGCTTATGGTGGGAATCAAGTACCGCAACATTAAATACTATAGCCAATAAACCCGTAGGAAGAGTAGGAGAAGCTGTATTACAAGTCTTTAGTTGCGGTAATAATTATAAACTTCAAGTATTTTATAATATTACTCAAAATCTTGTTTTTATAAGAGCATATCAAGCTGACCATTGGACTTCTTGGAAAGATTGCAGCGGCAATGTTACTCAAGGTGGAGATGGAGTAATAGAGATAGGCAGATATATAGATTTTCATAAGGATTTCGATAGCAATAGTTCTGATTATACTTGTAGATTACAAGATGATAGCGATACTCCTAGACAAGTAATTCTTCCTTCAGAAGAAGGTACTATTGCTTTAACTAAAGATATAAATTGGGATAATATACAGTCTACAATAAGATTCAGTAATGAATTTAATTTCTGCGATGATTCTCAAGGTGATTATTGTTGGATAAATTATAGAGGTAAATCTGGAAATACTACTTCTGCTGATAAACTGTTTATAGGAAACGGGCAGAGTAATGGAGGGTATGGAGCATTAGTTACTACTCATTACGACCATCCTTCAAATCAACAAATGTATTTAGGTTCTAAATCTAATAATTCTTGGATAAGATGTCAAGATATATGTTGTCTGGATGGGGAAGTTAGAGATGGAATATGGTCTATTAAAACCAATGGAAATGCTCAGTTCCAAAGAGTAGCCTCTGTTAATGGATTCTTTAAAGAGTCAGATAAAAGATTAAAATCCGATATCAAACCTTTAACTCATACATTAGACCAGATATGTTCTATACCAACTGATAGTTTTACTAAATCAGGAATAAAACAAATCGGAACAATTGCTCAAGACTTAGAAAAAATAATTCCAGAAATAGTTTCTGAAGATTATAAATTAGCTTCTGAAGTTCCTAACAAAGAGGAGTTTGAAATTATTCAGCATCAAAACAAAGGCCAAGTTGATGATTACATAAAAGTGAAAAAAGTAGAATATGATATGTTAGGAGTCATAGCTATTGAAGGAATTAAACTTTTAAAACAAGAGATTGATAAATTGAATAATCGAATAAAAGAATTAGAAAATGGCAGAGATAGCGACGTGGAGCATGATTAACTCTAAAACTGGGTATGGTTCATCGGGCTCTTACTGTCCTGCAAAATCAGAAATATTATCTTACAATAGATTATATGTGGAAGGAAGCTACTCCGATAATCAACTTGTTCAAATAGACGATGTTAGAAGAAAGACGATAGGAAATATATACATACTCAGTATAGATAACAATAATGGATGGCTAACTGTCGCTGATAATGCTTTAGATAGAAAATCTCAGCTGTCAGTAACATATACTCTAAGATATAACGGTAAAATTTTATCTAATACTAAAGTGATGTATACAAACGTACATTCATTTATGGTATATTTTACTGCAAATACTTTTGAGTCATTTATAATAGATTCTGTTAGCCCTACTGAAGATAATGATTATATTTACGTAATAGGAACACTTTAAAATGATTAAAATTTCGTGGTATAAATATGCTATTATTTCCATGATAATAGCTGCAGTATTTGGAATCACATTGGGTATGGGAACCACATGTCTGATTCCTGTGTCATTTGCAGTACTAGGTTGTAGTGCTTATGAAAACTTTCATAATGATTTATCTTATAAAAAATCTCTTTTAGAAGGAGGGTTGCCTTCATTAATTGGAGGAATAATTATTTGGATATGCTTTTTATTAGCATAAGATAAAAATTTTACAGTATATCTACATTCATCAATAGTCTGTACGGATAAATTTTGAGTGCGATTATATTTATTAAGGACTTTTAAAGTTTTTTAATAATTTAGTTGCAGGACTCAAAAATTATCCGTATTTTTGCATTGTTATCATAGGATGTAGACCGAGACGTCTAAAATTATAATAAGGTCGAAATTCATTGGTGACAGGTAATCTAACATCGGATTACTTAATTTTTTAACAATTTAAAAATTTTAGAAATGGCAGAATTTTTAACAATGGAAGAAGCCGAAGATAAATTCGGTAAAAGGGGAGAACGAACGCAGCCTTAACTCTCGGTATTATTGGTACTGCACTTGGTGCATTTGCTAATAACGGAGGTTGTGGATGTGGAAACAACGGTGGTATTTTAGGTGGACTCTTTGGAGGAAACAACAACTGTTGCGCTATGCAAGCTGCTGAACAAGCAAAAACTATTGCAATGGCTCAAGGACAACAAGCTGATAATTTAGCTTGGGCTAACAGAGTGGAATCTATGCAAAATGATATAGATTTATATACCTATATCAATGGCAAAACACTAGCTACAAATGAAAGAATCGGAAATGAATCTCAAGTTTTAACTAACCAAATTTGGAAAGGAAGAGTTGAAGATTTACAAGAAAAGAGTGGAATGTACATCGATTTAATTACTCGTGACAACGCTCAAAATCAAAGACTTTGCGATGAATTATACAAACGCAGAGAACAAGATGTTCAAGAAAAAGCCGATTTATTTGCTAGATTAGGTTCAAGAATCTCTGAATTAGAGAAGAAAGAAGCTGCAACTGCTGCTGCTCTTCCTTTAATGTTCGAGCTTAATAAAGTTAATGCTGAAAGATATGCAGATAATTGCTGCTGCAAAACTGAAAAATCAATCATGGCTGTTGATGCATATCTGCAAAGACAATTAGACCATAAAATTGATGGACAGTTGAAGTATGCTTATAGCGATTTATGTGCACCAGTTCCAAGCATAGCTCCTTTATATTGTAGTCCTTTTACTCAGTACGGTACAGGAATGTACGCTGGTCAAGCTGCATCCAATTGGAATGCAATTAACACAGCCGTAAACGGGGCTTGCCCTACTTGTGCTGCTCAGTAACTAATAGAGATATTAAAGGGAGATTATGAAAGTAGTCTCCCTTTATTTTTATTTACCTAAAAATACACTGTGTAATGAGTATAAAAATCACTCCCTTTGGGACTACCACTGATACACAAGGAGCACAAATGCTTGAGTTTAATACATCTCTACCATGCGGTGCAAGAACAGATATAGCTCCTACTTCAACACTAACCGTAACTACAAGATGAGCAGAAGTCGAAAATGGACTTCAAGTTACTAAACTAGATTTAATTCATAATTTACAATATGTAGACTGTAAAGGCGCTACCAAAGTCGTTACACATCCTTATTCTACAATCATTGCAACAACCAACGCAACAACAACTCCGGAGACTATAACACCAGTTGTTACTAAATATGTTGACGTTTTAATTCCGAAAGGAGTTGATTATGTTACACAACAGGTAATTTCTGACTCTCCTACAGTTAATGCTCAGATAGCACATTGTGCTTATTCTGTATTTACAATTACGTTACCTGCAGCTCCTGCAGCTTAAGATTAGTAGAATAATAATTTAAAACTCGAATGACATGTTTGGCAATGCTTATGGCTCTACTAGCTTGGGTGATTTACAGAAATCTTACTATCAACAACTGGAAACGTTAAGTAAAATGCAACAACAGCAGCAAATGCAGAAGCTGTCTGTACTTGATGAAATTAATACTTTATCAAACGAGGAACAATCTGTATTAGCACAATCTCATGATTATCAACTAGCGAAACAAACTTACGAAGCTGGATTTATGGCATTTATAAGTAATAAGTTTGCTGGAGAATATGTAGCTACTCCTGATGGAAAAATAGCTGCTGATAATCTATTAACTGCAATAAATCGCTCAAAAGAAAAGATTTCTGAGGAATTAAAAGCAAAACAAGAAAAGATAGACACTATGCTAAGTCTCCTTGAAAATGACCCAGAAATCAAGAAAAGATACAATGAATTAATGACAGGCAAAGAAATACAATAATGGTTAGTGATAAAGAAATATTAATGCAAGCTGCTGAAAAATATACAAAAGGAATCGCGAGTAACTTTTTCGGATTATCCTCGCTACCAGTTCAAACGGCAGTCACATATGTTATAAGAAATTGGGTCGATAAACATAATGATATGATTGACCTTTTCGTTGACAAAAATGGAAACATTAATACTAAGATACTAGGTGATGCAGCGAAAGCTGTACTAAAAGAAAACGGTGGATTCACTTTGGGAAAAGTCAAATTTGGAGAAGCCGATGTAGATGAATTATTTGGAATGTTCGACGAAATCAAACGTAAGAACTCATAATATAAATACCATCGGCAATCCTTTGTCGGTGGTATTTTTGTTTAAATCAAATAATTATGAAACATATTTTAGTACAGAGAACATATAGAGGAAACGCTTATACTATCGGTAAACTTTTCATTGATGGAAATTATATCTGCGATACATTAGAAGATGTTGATAGAGGATTAAGTAATACTATGACGGAAGATGAGATAAAAAAAATAAAGATATACGGAGAAACTGCTATTCCGACTGGAACTTATAAAGTCGTTATGAATGTAGTCAGTGAAAAATTTAAAGATAGAGTATGGGCTAAACCTTATGGTGGAAAACTTCCCAGATTAGTTAATGTTCCAGGATATGAAGGAGTGTTAGTTCATGTGGGAAACATTGCTAAAGATACTCTTGGTTGTATTTTAGTAGGAGAGAATAAAGTTAAGGGCCAAGTAATATCCTCTACTAACGCGTTTAATAAGGTAATGAGTATTTTAAAAGATGATAATGATGTTGAACTAACAATTGAATAACATGGAAAAGTTATTTGGAAGAACTTATGAAACTATAGGTTCTACTGGTTCAGACTTTATCATTAAAACCAAGGGTCAAGTAAAAATTCAATGGGGAGGAAAATTTATTGATATAGTCAAGGATGGGAAGTTAAATGTTGATGCCAATGTGGTTAAATCTGTCAAGACTAAATCTGATATAAGTACTAGTAATGGAATTTATAAAGTTGATGAGGATAATTCTATCTATATTGTAATAGATGGTGAAATAATTAATTTAAAAGGAGAAGTAGATGGAACATATGTCGCTTTTATAGGGAAACAAGACGCCACTCCTGAACAAAAGTATAATGCTTTAACTAACATAGGTTTGATTTACGAGTCTGAAGAAGAAGCTATTTCGTCTGGCCTTACAAAAGGGCTGATTTATATAGAAAATACTCATAAACTATATACAGTGATTGATTCTACTTTAGCTGAATATTTTCTTGATTTACCAAACCCATATCCTAAACAATTGATAGTAGAAAAGAAAACACAGGCTTCTGATGGAGCAGTTGTGGTTAAGGGTTATGGTAAAATTAATAGTTTTGCTGCACAGGATACCTATTTGTATCAAGACGGAGATTCTTCTATTCTTGAGGGAAAAGAAATTACTTTAATAGCCGGAAATTCAAAAATTATAGAAGCTACAGATTCGTCTCTAACAATAAATAAATCTTCTACGTTTACAGAAAATACTCTATCTAATATGTTTAAATCGATTGGTGGAAGTAATTCTTACGGGTTTAGGTTATACATGTCTGGAAAAGAATCTACTTTAGAAGTAGACAATATAATATGGAGAAATAAGCCAATTGACGAATCGGGATATATATATCCAACAAGATGGCTACAGAAAGAATCTGTTATAAAAAATTTAGAAGAGATAGAAGCTCCGGAAAATGATGATTCTGATAGTAGATGGAGAATAACTACGTTGCAACCTAATAGCTATGAAATTGGAAATTTATTATGCACGTATGTAACTATTTCATATACAGATTCTGAAGAAAATGATATTGTAGAAGACATACAATTAGCCTTTAATGTAGAGAATGTGGAGGATTCCGTACTTACTACTGCTGTTCAAGTAGTATCAGGTTCTATAGAAGCATCAGAAGTTTTTAAATTAAGTATTCCAAATTATTTATCTGGAAAGAAACTATTTTTTGTTGCGAGCGGAAATCCTATAACTAGAATAACCAACAACAATATAGACTTGCTAAATATAGGTAATTTAGATGAGGAGCGAGATATTAACAACGTAAAAACTAGAATAGGAAGTATTCAAGACCTGAATTTTACAAGAGAAGGGCATAATATAGGAACTTTGGCTGAAGGAAACATTGGAATTTATTCTGATAATCTTATAACTGTTGGAGCTAAACAAATAAAATCTGATTTATATGCCCCTACATTTAAAGCTTCTCCTAGTGGGGAATTTCCAAAATATGATACAGGGTTTGATATTCCGGTCGATGACGATTCTAAAACAATAGTAACTTCTGAATGGGTAAATGATAAAACTGATAAACGTTTAGAAGAATATGTTCGCAAAGACCAAATTATATCTTTAATAGAAAGTTATATCCAGCCGGTCGATGGAACAGATTCTAATCCAGCAGTTTTATTAAGCGGAACTGTTAGAAGAACTACTAACGCTTCTACAGAATGGTATTTTATAGGTAGTAAAAAAGATAAAATCACTAACGTAGAAGTGACTGTAAAGGGAGGATTAATGACAGTCTATTTAGCTCCGGCATCGGGCAAAACAATTTTTATAACTTCAGTTTCTGCGGTAATTGGCGATACTGGTCAATTTAATGGTAATTTTAGTGCTATAAATTCTGGCGGAAGAAGTACAGGTGGACACTGGTGTAATGCAATCCAAGACCCGAATAATTTAGGTATGATTAGAATTAGGGAATATCATCAGGCTAACAGCAATAATGATAGTTGGTCAACAGATAATTGGAACTCATCAAATGGTCCAATTTCAGTATCTCTCACAGCTTTCGGATATATAAAATAGTAAAATTTATATTTACACTTATTAATAGTGTCTAGCTTAAATTTACTTATAAAAAAAGTTTGCAAATATGATTATATTAAGAATAAATTAAGTTTTGACTTAATTTAGTTTAATGTAAGAAAAAATATCACTAAATTTGCAAATAACTTTTAAAAGGATACATATGGCAATGAACATTGATGATTTAGACTTTAACGACGACGACCCTATCATCCAAAACATTAACAACGATGATGGCTCTCAACAACCAGATTTTGATTCTCTAGACCAAGAGAAACCATGGTTAGATGGGGCAGAAGGAGGAAAAGGCACAAATTCCTCTCCTGCTGAACCAGAACCTAAACAAGAACCTGAAATAGAAGAAGATATTATTCTTTCTTTACTAAAAAGTAAAGGCATAGAAGACCCTTCTAAACTTAAATTTGAAAATGAAGAAGGGGAAATTGAAGAAGTTAATTGGGAATCTCTCTCAAATGAAGAGAAATTGAATATTTTAACTTCCAATGATTCAGATATAGATTATGGATTGGATGAAGAAGAACAGAGTCTTTTCAACTATTTGAGAACTAATGGAATTTCTCCATCCGAATATATTCAATATCGTGAACAAGTAGCAATAGAAAACTATAAACAATCATTAGAAGGCAATCCTCAATATGAGGTCGATAATATTACTGATGATGAATTATATGCACTAGATTTAGAATCTCGTGTAAAAGATATCACAAAAGAAGAAATCGATATTGCTCTTGAACAAGAAAAAGCTAACCCAGCTTTATTTGAAAAGAAAATGCAAGGTATTCGTCAAGAATACAAGGAAGCTGAAGACGATAGGCGTCAGCAAGAAGAACTATTGCATCAGCAAGAAAGACAAGAACAATTTGAAGAATTTCAAGATGGAGTAATGCAGGCTTTAGAAAACCTGACAGAGATTGGAGGCGTAGAGCTTAATCTAGGACAAGAAGACTTAAGCGAAATTGCCGATTTCATACTGACATCAGATGCGGCAGGAGTTAGTTGGCTAGGCAAAGCACTCGATGACCCAGAAACATTAGTTAGGATGGCATGGTTTGCTATTAAGGGGGACGAGGCTTTTGAATCACTCACTGAATATTATGCTAAAGAGATTACACAGCAAAAACGTGAAGCATATACTGCTGGATACGAGGATGCTAAAAAAGGAGTTCAACCTAGAAGAAATTCTAAAGTTGTTTCCAAACCAGTCCCTAAACAGGACAACGATATTCCACCTACAGACGTAGGAAAGAAAACTATTGATGATATAGATTTTTAATAATTTAAACAAGTATGATAGTAGCAAATTTTGTATCAAACAGACCGACTATGTCGGAAACTAGAACTTATGAAGATTTCTATAAGTTTTTAGGAACCAGACCAACTAAGTTAGGCGTTGTATCGAGACTTTATCCAGAACTTACAGCCTCTTATCTAACAGAGTCTTTAAGAAATATCTTTTATCAAGATGTTAAATCTGGCAATAGATATCAAAGCATCGACGCAATGTATTTTGAATGGGAAGTAGAAACCAACTATATTAAGAGAGTTGAGTTTGCTGATGTTCCTACTGAAACAGGTGAAAATGGTTCAGAAATTGTAATGGCTTTCAAAGAAAGATATTACGAAAAATATGATATTTTTAAGATTGATAAAACAATGCAGCAATGTATTGTTGTTAGTCGTCCAGTTCGCAAGGCTGATAACTATTGGGAAGTAGTTGTAAGATTAATTGATAACGATTATTCTAGCATTCTTGACCTTAGTGGATGTCAAATAGGAGATACTACTCGCTTCCAATCTAATGCTATGCCTGAAATGCATGAAGAAGGATATGTTAAATATCAATCTAACATCGAAAAGCATAGAAACTTTATTACAACTCACCGCGTTGATGATAGCTACTCTGCTCTCTACGCAGCTCATGAAAATGTATTCATCAGCATTGCAGAAGGTAAAGACACTGGAAGTTTAAAAGAAACTTTATATAAGATGGACAAGAAAGAAAAAGTTCTTCTTGATAACTTCTTATATGTAAGAAATAATGGTTTATTGTTCAACAAATGTAATGTTGATGTTAACGGTAAGCCTACAATTGTAGACCCAGATACTCAACGTCCTATTTATATCGGAGACGGCATTATTCCTCAAGTAGAAAGATTCGCATCTAAGTATGCCTTTGCTAAGCTTTCTATTGATGTATTCCAGACAGTTTTAGCTACTATGAATGAAAAAGCAGCACAACCAACTGGAAACAAGTATATGTTCATCTGCAACGAAAGAATGTGGTTCCTGATTCAAAGTGTTCTTGGAGATTTCTTAGCTAAGTACAAGACTACAGGTACTTACTTATGGTCTCAAGCAGCTAATGATTATATTAAAGTTGGCGCTACATTTAACTCTTACGAGTTCGCAGGAAATGAAATCACTTTTAAGGTTGATAGAACATTCTCTCGTGAATACGGAATGGAAAAAGGATATTGTTTATGTCTTGATTTAACTGCAGATAAAACTTCTGCACAGCCTCCTATCCAAATGTTTACATTGAAGGGTGGAGATTTCATTACTAATAAATATCCTGGAGTTGGTGGTCTTGATGGATTAAGCTCTGGAGTTGTTTCTAGTCCAGTTGCTGCTTCTAAGTTAATTAACTGGGGCTATTCTGGAGTAGGAGTATTTAACCCTTATAGAAGCTTCATTTTAAGAGAAATCTAAGATAAATAAGATAATTAAACAGATATAGTAAGGGAGTTGAAATAGGACTCCCTTACAATTTTTTATATTGTAACCAAATTTAATGATTTAATATGAGTAATGTTGTAACCCCTGCTGATGATATTATCATTCTTAGAAGTGTTTATGGAAAAGTTGGAATGAAATATTATATTCAGCCATGTAAAGACCCTAAGACAGGCCTATATCCAGAATGCGTAAAACCTGTAAATAGTTTAGGAGATATTGTTTTAAGTGAAAAAGAAAGACAAAGCGGAAAGGTTTTCGTTAAAGAAACCGAAACTTTTATTATTGAAGACGGAACTACTTTAGATATTGGCAGAAATCCTCTTCATGCCGCTGAATGGGAAGCAATTAAAAATTGTGTTCTTATTGCTCCTGAAAGATATGCAAAAGACCCAAAGACTGGCGATTACTTGATTGATGGTACTGTTGGATGGAAATCCCAAAGACCTAGATATGGTGTTGCAGAGCTTTATGTTGATAGACCTGGGTATGAAGCACAAAAAAGAGTTTCTAAGAAAAAGAAAATTCATAATGCAGGCTCCTTTATTCTAGATGATTCAGAAGAAGGAAGACTAAAGATGGCTAGATTATTAGGTAAGCACATGAAAAATATTGCTAGTGCCGATATAACTGATTATTTATTACTTGTTGCAGAGAAAGACCCAGATAAAATTATTGATTTATATACTGGAGACGATATTAATCTTAGAATCCTATTTATGGATGCTAGAGATGCACATGTAATATATGTAAAGAATAAGTTGTATCTATACGGAGATAGCGTAATTTTGGGTGCAACAGACGATGCTGTTATTACGTGGATGAAAGATTCTCGTAACAGAAAGACTCTTGAATTAATTAAAAAGGATACATATCCTGATTTTTACGAGGATGAGGAAAAAGAAGAAAAGGAAGAAAAATCTTCAGAGCCTAGTACTGCATCAGGAGCTAAAAAGTAAATAAATGACTTTAAGACAAGTTTACAGAAGAGTTCTTATAGAGTTAAATAAAGAACATGCCCCCGCCCTTCTTATAGATGATTTTAATCACTTTGCAATGAGGGCTATATATCAATATATAAATAAGAGATACAATCTTTATGATACTACTCAGCAAACTTCCGATGATTTAAGAGTATTGAGTACTACTGCAATTCTTCCAGCTAAACTGTCTGATAAATATAATATTACTAATGTGGAAGGCATTGCTAGTAACTCAATTTATGAAGTAATGCTTCCTACAGATTATTTTCATATCTTAGGATGTACCTGTAAATTTAAGTCAAAAAAAAATATAGGATGTCTAAATGAGGGAAAATTTATTGATAAAGTGGCAACTAGAATGACCGCAGATTTAAATGCAATTATTAATAACTATTATTTTAGACCTTCATTTAAAAGACCTTACTATTATATACATAATGTAAATACTAATGTAGATAATCCGACTAATCCTTACAGTGAAAATAATATTTCTGGAACTGATATAAAAGAAATCGATGATTCAGGGCAAGTTATCAGTGAAAGACCAAGAAGTATAAAGATTGGAAATAAATCTACTTCCTTAGTAAAAAGACAAGGAGAAGTACGCTATGGAAACGTATCTCCAATTAGAATGGAAATTCGATACGGAAACGACGATTCTAAATTTGAATTGGTAAGTGTGTATGTAGAGTATTTAAAAGTTCCTCAACAAATGGTACTTACTAAAGAGCAAGTAGACTTAGTAGAGGATACTTCACAAATAATGGAATTTCCAGATTACGTTTGTTTAGAGATAATTAATGAGCTGACCCACATAATCATGGAAAACTCTAGTGACCCACGATTAAGTACCCATATTCCAATATCAGTTTCTATTGCTGATTCAGCTCAGGCAGTAGGTAAAAATAAAAAATAAGTAACGTATGTTTCAATTTACAACAACTACACTAATCAACGACAATTTAGATTATACTACTAAATTACCTAGATGGACTGTTCAACAAGAAGATAGCAATAAGGCAGGTAGTTTTAATATTAAAAGAGTTGGAAATTTTAAAAAGCCTTATGTAGCTGCTATTTATAAAAAAGAATATTCTGCTCCAGTATTAGCTAAAGCTACATTAGACCTTACAAAGATTACTTCTGATTCAGGAGTATTTAACATCTTTATGTATATTAGACTTTCTGGAAATCAAAACTCATTGTATTCTAATGATATGGTATTCAAAGGAAAGCCTTTTAATATCCAATTTGAAAAGAAAACCAGGGAATCTGCTAGCCAATTAGCAACTAAGGTTGCTGGTATTGTTAACAAGTATTTAAATATGTATAACTATAAATACTTTAACGTAAAAGCTGTTGATTCCAAATTAGAAATTGAGGCTGTTGATGAGTATCAAAGATTTACGGAGTTAGACGTTCAGGAATATGATGAAAATGCTGGACCTGTAGTTTATGCTGATAGAGCTGGTGGTTTTGTTACTATATTCTCTGCAAAAGAAGCCTCTGACCCAGAATATGATGGAGCTAATACTTTAGTTCAAGGTAAAGAAGGCTTCGGAACATATCAGCATATCATTAAGGATTTAAGAATTCCTACTTTAGATGTGCGCAGATGGGAAGCACCTCTTCAAGATGAAGTTCCTATTATTAATGGTAAATATAACCAATATATTATTTACTACAAGAAAGATAGAGGTCTCATGGGAGGAGCTGCTGTAGGACAACAAGTTATTTCTCAAACCACTCATGTATTCTATGTAAATCAGTCTATAGCTACTAATTTTGAGGCTGGACTAACAGCTATTGGATTTACTGGAGGAACTGGAGGTCCTACTGGAAATAGTACTTCCTTTGAAGAAACTCAAAAGATTGCACAGGAAGCTCTTACTAAAGCAAAAGCCGTTGAAGCTAAATTAGCTGAAAAAGTAGATACTACTGCTCTTGAAGAAAAAGCTGATGCTGATAGTGTATATACAAAAACAGAAGTATATACAAAAACAGAGGCAGATGCTAAGTTTGAAGCAAAAGTATAAGAATAAATTATAAAATTGTAAGAAGGCGAGGGCTCTATTAGCCTTCGCCTTTTTTATTATATAACTATGGGATATTACGGAAAATTAGCATCTGCAATATATAATGATGTTGTTTCTGGACTAAGAGGAATTCATTCTGGGCCAACAATGTCACTAGAACAATTAGAAGATGATATAGCAGATGAAAGGTTACAAATTATTAAAGAATATTCTTTAAAGGGAATTTTGCCTAAAAATGATTTGTACCTTTCTATAAATTGCATTGAAGTCGATTGTAAAGATTTGGATAGATGTAGATGTGGACAAGGAGGATGTGAAACACCGGTAGCTCATTTTGAAATTCCACAACTATTAAATGATTATGGAGAGCTTGCTGTAGATTATATAGGTTCTACCGATAGACAGGTTCCGTTTATATATTATACTTCTTCTCAGGCATGGCAATATCATCAATATAGAAAAAGAGGGAGATTTCTTCCTTATGTATATATTGATATTACTCCTAATGAAAACAATATGTGTGATTGTTTTATCTTTAACGCTCCTCTTATAAAACAAGTAAGTGTTGTAGCGATATTCAAAGACCCTAGGCAATTAGAGGAATATGGATGTTGTACTCCAGCAGATATAGAAAATATGTCATTTATAAATAATGAGATAAAGAAAAGACTTACAGAGAAGAAGTTGAGATATTATAGACAGTTTGCAGCTCCAATTACTCCTAACGACCAAACTCCTAAATAATGGCACAGTACAATTTTCATCAAGCTATGTTTCAAGCTAATCTATTATATGGAATTGAAATGCTTCCTCAAGATTTTGAAGAATATGGATTAATTGCTTGGAATTTAATCGGAAATAAAAATGTTAGATTATATAGATTTTGTACTAAAATCCAATGTCCAGATTTTACAGTAGAATTACCCTGCAATGCAGATATTGTAGAGGCTGTAACTTATCGCGCAGAAGATTGGAATTATGTAACAAATAAGACTCCTAATGGAGATTATAATTCTCAATTTATAGAGAATTACATTGAAGGAAGAAAGTTGTTTGAGAACCCCTTGTACATGTCTGGGAAGTATGCAAAATATGAAAGAGTAGGGGATACCTTATATTTTGATAAAAATTATGGGGAGGTTCAAATATTATATAAAGGAGTTATTCTCGATGAAGAAGGACTCCCAATGATAAACGATAAAGAAAGTATTGCTATTGCTACATTTGTGGCTTTTAGAAAAAAGTATAAAGAGGGTCTGATGACTAATAATCCAAATATTATTCAATTATCACAATTACTTCAACAGGATTGGTATAGGTATTGTGATGCAGCTAGAGTTCCCGAATACATTGACCAAAACGATATGAATGAAATTTTAGATGCGAAAACAAATTGGAATAGAAAAATCTTTAATAAATCTTATAAACCAATACGATAAAATATGAATTATGCTGTAGGTCATTCATTTAATGTGGATGAGATGTTTATGAATTTCCCGTATAAAAAATTAAAACTTACATGTGAAGATTGTAAACGAATAAATGGGAATAAAGATAGAGACACTCTTGTAAAAAAAATTTTTAGAGATTCTGTTAAAGTTATTTTAAATGATATAATTGACAATAATGTAACTTTTATACTTCCTACAAATAAAGGTATTGCTGATATTCATGTTAGAAGAACTTACGGTGAGGATTTTAAGAAGGCTAGAAAGAGAGGAAAATGGAAAAATGTAGATTTTCTCTCTTCTAACTTTTCTGGCAATGAGCTAGTTCTTAGTATGAAGCACAATGTTTTCTCTAAAGAAAAAATAATTTATGTAGATAAAAATCTGAAATCTAAAATTACAGAAAACACTAATAATGGAATGCAATATTGTTAATTATGCAAATAAAGAAAATATTAGACTATTACAAAGCTCTTTATGAGTTGTATCCAGAAGTTCCTAAAAAAGATATAGAAAGGATTATGACTTATGGATGGAAATTATTATATTTGTATAATATTTATGGGGGAGATACCTTAATACAAGATAGAGATATTTGGTGTTATATTGGAAGGCTTACAAAAGATTCTGTTAAACATTTTCACTATTATATAAAAAAATTAACTATCAAGTTTAGGGTTCTGTATAAAAAGAAGAAAATTCCATATAACGGATATTACTATTTTGCTTTATCGGATTCTCAATATGAAAATTTTCTGTCTCAACACAACAAAAGAGGCAGAAAACGTAAGACATTTCAATACGGAAATCAAGTTCTATATAAGATTCTTGATGAATGTAGAATAAATGAATATAACAGAAGATATATATTTAAAGTTCCAATAATAACGGATATGGGCTTTAGGTTATATAAAGAAAATTTTATATCTGGAGAAGCAGAGCTAGTGGAGACTAGAGACCCCATGAAATTTAAAGATATATTAGTTAACAATAATGAAAAATATGAATATTTGAAAACATGAGTAAACAAGAAACAGTTAATACGTTTACTGAAGGTTTAGTTATGGACCTTAACCCAATTACTACTCCTAATAACGTATTAACAAATGCTTTAAACGCAACTCTTATTACCTATAACGGTAATGAATTTGTGCTTCAAAATGATATGGGTAATGGTAGAGTAGAAACTGCTTATCTCCCTGCAGGATATGTACCTGTAGGTATAAAAGAGTACGGGGGAATTATTTATGTTGCATCATATAATCCACTTACTAACAAAGGGCAAATAGGTTCGTTTCCATCTCCTGAGAGAAATATTAGTAGCAATGAAATCAGTAAAGCATCAGACCCGATTATATCACCGGATAAGTTCTCTATATCTGGCAATTCGCAGTTTATATACAGATTTAAACTTTTTGGCGATGATACTAGTACAATTATTAGACCAGGTGATAAATTTTCTATTATATTCGAATCCTCTCAAACAATAGAAGCATTAAAAAAGTTTGTAAGTAATTGCCTTAATGTGGAAACTAACGGTAAAATTAGTAGTCCTAAGAATAAATTACTCACTATAACAGTAGCAGTGTTTGACTCTAATAACAACCTACGTGATATAACAGAGCAATTAAAAAGGTTCAATCCAGACAATACTGAGATAGTATTTGATTTGGAAACAGTTCCCAAGGTTAAATTTAATTCTGGATATTTTGCTCAAACATTTCCATCGTCTGCGATTACCGAAGATTTAGTTGATAATTATAGAAAACGAAATGCCGTTAACATATATAACAATAAAATATCTGGAGAGTTATATATAATAACTCAACTTAATACAATTAATTCAATAGATGTAGCGGTTAGAGGATATAGAAATGAAGGGGATTCGATGACTGCCGAAGGAGTTGAATTTGGCAAAGGAACATTATTAATATTTGATAATACTTTTAAATATAATTGTCCAGATGGGTATTATGCAAATAATACAGCTAAAGAGGGAACATATGATATATATGAATCATATTATGGTAAGGAAGAAGATTTTGAACCGGCACAAACTATTAGTGGCATAGAATATGATATCAAGAGCCCAGGAGCTGATTTTACTAAATATATACTTCCATTCGAGGTAGATGAGTCAGAAGAGGGCTCAATACCCTTATTAGATTTAAACACTTTACTATATACTAAGAAGCAATTAGCATCTTATTACTTACCTAATAAGTTAACCGGAATTGTAGATTATAAAGCAATTCCCTGGATGACTTATGGTGCTATTAATGGACTCTCTGTAGAGAGTACTATAGAACTAGATTTACTCGGCACTGGAACTGTATCTATTAACGCCTGGAGATATTATTATGGGACTGCATCGGTAACACTCACATGGGGATTAAAAGCATATCCTAAAGAAGGAACATCAATAGCTGAAGTATCTTTTGTATTCTATAATGCTTTTACAGGAGTTGAAGAATATGTATATGTAGCACCTAAGAAGAGAAGCTATAATGGAACATTTACTGATAATATAACATTAGGAAGTATAGCTTCTAATTCTTTATATTTGGTAAAATTGCAATATAGATTATCTGACTCTCCTGACAATATAATACTAGGTTATAGATGGATATTTACAACTCCTATATACAATGAATATTATTTTGATAGTGTAAAAGACTTTAATGATTTAGTCGTATCTAACGAAGTTAAACTTAATCTTAATGTTACAACCGGTACAACATCTAGAACTGTAGTAGGTTCTATTACACAACCAGAACCTAAATATAGTAGTCCTACGTATAGTTCTGCAGATACTGAACAGCTGGATGTAAGGAAAGAAACTGAAGTTAATATGATGACTCCTATCTCTAGTAATTTATCCATAGATAATAGTCAATATTATCCATTTAGTCTTTCCAATAATTATGATGTTATGTATAATGTAGAGTCTGCTCAGTACACTGTTCCAGACTTAGTAACTATAGGGTCTAAGAATGTTGAGAGCATGTACGATTACTCTACCAGGAAGTTTATAGTGGGAGAAACAGCTAATAATTCTACTTATGATATAACTACTGGCAGTTATGATTCTAATAAATTATATGTGTCTATAAAAGATGGCTCTATAAGAGCTCATGTAATTGCAATATCTAGAATTTATGCTAATTTACTTAATAAATCTATAATTGTCACATACAATAATGCTTATACTCCGTTTTTAGACAAAAGGAACTCAGCTTCATTTTCTAAAGTGTTTGGATATAGTAATGGTACAGCCGATGCTTATGCTGCTAAAGAAGTAGCATTTGTGTCCAGAGATAAAAGTAAAAAAAATCATCCAATAGTTGGAATGATGAATAGAACTTCTAAGTCTTCCTCAGATGGAGAATATAAATTAACAGAATGGAAGGATTACGGTGAAGCTAATTGCTATTTATCTAATCATATGCAAGAAATCATAGATTTTATAAAAGGGCGATTTGGGACTGGAACTCCTCCAACTTGTGTTGTTATGGGTAATCCTGGAGCAAGAGCTAATAATAGACATGCTTATGACGGAGATTCTGATTGTGCGTTGATAGATATAGTAAACAATGTAGCTGTTAACACAAATCAAATATTATGGTGGTGGAATGGTTCTACTTATGTGATGGTGAATCAGTTTATATATACTACAACACAGAGCGGTTCTATATATTTCCCTAGTGTGGAAATGCCTGAGATTATGTACAGAATATTTAAAGATATCTATATACAATCTGGTGAATCATATAATGACACATATTATGGAATGGATAAGGATTCATATGTATATAATAGTAGTCTCACTGGAAAAGTGACATCGAATATAGGTTGCACAGCAACTTTTAAAGCTGACACTCCTATATTTTTAGTTAATGGAAGTGATTACATCACGTTGATAGACGCTACTGTGCGTAATATAGTCTCTGATTCAGATGAAGCATCTACACTTATTAATAAGGTCAAATTTACCGCGAATAGAATAATTGAAGGAACTACATCAGTTATATCTGATATAGTAGTGCCAGATATGTCTTCAGAATATTCTGCAATGGATACATTAGCTAGAGGTGAGACTGGTTCAGAAACAGTAGCTATTACTACTACTAATGTTCCAATTTATCAGGATTATTTAGGCAATCAGTTATTATCTAATAAAATTTATTGTTTAGAATCCAACGGCACTTTAAAGTTAGCCGACACTTCTTCTAAATCTAATGTTGTAAAGAACTTAAAATTAGATAATGGTACATTATTAGTTAAAACAGCAGCTGGCACTACTAAAAGCTTCTATACCAATAGAAGTAATGACACGTTCTGGAGATTCCAGGGAATACCAGTTGTTAATATAGAATTAAAGACATATTTCCCCGCCCAGGGTAATGTTAAATGGGGCAACACAGCGTCATGATAAAATCTTTAATACAAGGAAGTTTTACGAAGCAGCCTCTATCGTTTCCAGCAATTACTACCTCTTACTATCTTAGTCAGATAAAACCAGAGGGCAAGATAGTATATGAATATAATCCCTTTAGAAATTATAGGCTATCTGAAGACGAAGGAGATATGGAAGCAGGTAGTATAGTAGATTTAGATACATCTTTGTTGAAATTTGACTTAAACCATCCGTTGGAAATAGAGGCGCAAGCCTCTTACGATGGGTCTGTTAATTTAATCTTCAATGATAATAATAACATACCGAGATTAATAAACAGTAGGTTTTCAGTATTGCAAAATAATACTTATGAAGTAGTAGACAGAATAGGTAATAATGATACTAATCTGTATGATAGTGGGCAATTTGATTTAGATACATCTCTATATAAAAGGGTTAATTCAATACCTAAACTTGAGTTTGCAGGATTGCTACATTCGGGAAATTTAAAAGTCGGCAATTATGTAATATACATCAAGTATGCAGATGCCGATGATAACGAAACTGATTTCGTTGCAGAATCTGGAATTGTATCATGTTTTATAGGTAACGATGGGGACCCTATGTCTATTAATGGCGGAATTAGAGACGAGAACAGTAATAAATCTATAAATTTAGTCGTTACTAACATAGATGATAGTTATGATTATATTAAAGTATATTATACTAGAGCTACTTCTGATATAGATGAGAATAGAATTGTTACAGCACATAAAGTAGTTAAAAAGTATCCAGTTCGTAACAGAACGTGTAATTTAATAATTACAGGTAGCGAAGAAACTGACGATATATCTATTGCAGATATAAACGTTCAGTTCTTTATGGTAGATAAAGTAAGGGCGCAGACGGCTTGTCAAAATATGTTATTCATGGGTAATGTGAATAAGCCAGATTTAATGTACAGAGATTTATCAGATATAAGTCTTAGAATGCTTCCGTATTTAGAGCCTACAGATGCATCTGAACTTATTGGCAATGTTAATCATGATTACTACGACGAATCTGCTTCATCTACACCGTTTGAATATTATAACAGTAAGAATATTTATTATCATGTAGGGTACTGGAACGAAGAAATATATAGGCTTGGCGTAGTCTATATAATGAAAGATGGGTCATTATCTCCTGTGTACAATATTAGAGGGAAAGATGGAATTCCTGTAATATCTAACTTAATATCTCAAAGTAATGGATATATTTGGAATGACGAATTATTTGATGAATTTGGAGATAGAAAATATTTAGAAGTTGATGAAAATACTTACGAGCTTAATAATTCACACAATTTAGAAAATGCTAAAGGTGTGATTAGGATTAATTATACAGCATCTACTAGGTGTGTGTATGGATTGGGAGTGTTTATATCTCAAAATGTACTAGAGTATTTGAAAGGGCTGGTATCAGGATTTTTTATTGTAAGACAAAAGAGAATTCCTACTATTCTTGCCCAAGCTTATATATTACCAAGAGATAGGGAGTCTGAATTACCTATTATTAATTATGGGGGCAACTTTATTGCCGAGAGGTTTTTAGATGATAATCAAATACTTAATCAAGAGTATAGAGCTAGACTTTATACTATCAACGATTCTGAATCTGTAAATCTTGGAGCTAGAGCTGCTATATGTCCAGAGTATACTAATAGACAACCTTATTTTAACCAATTGTTTACTGGAACTAATTATATAATTAGGAATTCAGAAATGATACCTACTATGTCCAGTCTTGAACGTAGTATGTATCAGGATAGACAATATTATGTATCTGCATACAGCCCCAGAAATGAAGATTCTTATAAGGAAGTAAAGGTAGTTGGCGTAGGTGATAATGTTCCACTAGTAACTGTTGAAGATGATACATTTAGAGGTAGAGCGGGAGAGGCCGAAGAAGCATTTAGATTTAGATATTTAGAAAATGAGAACAAGAAAAATACTGCAACTAACTTAATAAGAGGTTCATACTCTCCATACCTAGGTATCATTGGTAATGCTAATATAGGAACGATAATAAATATATATATCCCAGGGTATTCTTCTGCTTTAATGTCTTATTATTTTGCAGATAGATATGAAGATAATTCTCCATACTATGCAATTAGCGATAGGGTTAGTATAGAGGATATGTTATATGAGAATCAGTTAGTTAATCCTATTGACAAATACGGGTATCAGCTTAAATTCTTTAGAGGTGATTGTTATATATGTACTTATACTCATAGACTTAATAGAAACTTTCAAGACCCTGATGCTCCAATAAATGATGATATTGTAGACGAGAACACTTGGAAATCATCTTATGATATTGATAATAAGGAAAAACTTATAAATATTAATAGAGGTGATATTAATGCTATAAAAATTGGAAATTGGATTACTTTCAAGTTATGTACATCGTATAATCTATCAATAAGGTCGCTAGACCCATCCTGGCCTGAAGAAGAAGGTCTCACTGGCTTAAAAAGAGGTTTTTATCCACTGCAGGACTTAAGTGTGGATGGTAATACTAAAATTCCAGAGTCTGCAATAATAAACACCGGATTAAGTTCAACTGTTAGTGAGAAACAACAATTTGTGTTACCCGATGTTCCATACATAAAAAATAGGTACGATACTAGAATTATCTATTCTGATATATCAGTAGGAGACGCATTTAAAAATGGATATAGAGTGTTTCAATTAACACACTACAGAGATTATCCTAGAATCTATGGGGGAATTATGAAGATGGTTGAGTTATTTGGAAATATTCTCTGTATTTTTGAACATGGGGTGGCTTTAATTCCAGTTAACGAACGTGCCGTTGCTGGCGAGGGTTCAGGTGGAAATGTCTTCATTAACACCTCTAATGTGCTTCCAGAGAATCCAAAAATGCTGTCGGATACCTATGGCACTCAGTGGCCGGAAAGTGTCATCAAGACTCCCTATTACGTCTATGGAGTGGATACTGTTGGAAAGAAAATTTGGAGAACTAACGGAACTCAATTTGAAATTATTTCCGATTTTAGAATTCAACAATTCCTAAATAGAAATATTTCATTATCAGAAAGGGAACTTACTCCAATTATAGGAATCAGAAATGTAAAGAGTCATTATAATGCATTTAAGCAAGATGTAATGTTTACTTTTTATGATAATCTTCATGGATTTGAAGAAAAAGTTTGGAATATCTGCTACAATGAAGTATTACAAAAATGGATAACTTTCTATTCCTGGGTTCCTTCATATTCTGAAAATATAGATAATATATATTTCAGTTTTGATAGAAATACATCTAAATGGATTAGTAAATTAGGAACTACTTCTAGTGAATCTACTTCCGCTGACGGAATAATTTTAGATAGTGCAATTATTGATGAATGGGAAGATTTTGAGGGGCATAAAGCTACTAATCTTGATATAGTCAACCGAGCATTACCTAACATAGATAAAACTGGGGTACTTATGAAAAAAGAATTTGTATTGGTTAGAGACAATTTTAAGCAATACAAAAACTTTGAAATCAGAAATATAAATGCCTCAGAAAGCAAGTTAATTTATTTAGGAGAATTATATACAGACGAATCCGGAGCTAAGCATCCAGTTATTGATAATTGGAAAACTCCTGTTATTCAATTAAATATTCAATGTAATGTATCTGTAGATTATAAATCCGGGACAGTGCCTGCAGATATAAATGAATATCTAAATGGATGGCATGAATATGTTACCTATAATGTAGGGCTTTATCAATCAAGTATAGCAGTTACATCGAAGGCTATTATTGAAAACGGAGTAAATGATGGATTAAATTTAACTACTGATTTCTGGAAACATGGTCAGTCTGGAATTATAGATATCAAAGATAAACTTAAACCAACTTATTGGTATGGTAAGCAACATCCATTTGAGTTTGAATTTGTTGTTGTAGATAACCCATCTACTCATAAAATCTTTAATAATCTTCAGATTATTTCAAATAAGGCTGCACCTGAGTCTTTCCATTACGAAATTGTAGGAGAGGCTTATGATTTTAATGAAGATAAGCCTAATATGTATTATAGACAGGAGGCTACTAAAGAATTATATCAAAATCTTGGTTCGGATATATTATTTGATTCTGAATATACCGACATTAAAAACCAATTAACACATCCCAAATTAAATAATGGATTTTATACTAAGTCTACTCTTCTTCCATCTTATTACACAAGAGTAGATACTTTCAATGAAATTGAAGACTTCTATCATAAAAAAGATGCTATAGAAGGTGCTACTTATGCTGGATTATCAGGAACAGAAGTTGTTAGAGAAGATTTATTAAATGAATTTAGACTATGGACTCACTCCGAGGCTTTAGACCTTCAAAAAGTGGGAAGAATGAGGGGAAATATGAATTATCAAGAAGATAAGTGGGATGTTCAAATTGCTCCTATTACATTTATTCAGAAAAATGAAGATGCTTGGCCTACTTCTGATGAAGATTCTCCAGGACTTCCTCCTATAGTTTTAAATCATTTCCCTGAAGATATTACTAAAGAGGAAATAGCTGAGGAAGATTTACCTAGAGATTACAAAGATTATGAAGTTCCAATGTATGATGCTGTAGATATTTCTTTACTTGAAGGTGCTGAAATGGAAGACACTCAAGACAAAATAGACTGGAATAAACAAACCTCTAAATGGACGAATCGTAAAGAAACTAGACTTAGAGATAAGTATATAAAGATTAGGGTTAGATATTCTGGAAAAGATTTGGCAATAATTACGGCATTAAAAACATTATATACTATAAGTTATGCTTGAAAAACGAAAAAGAGTTAGAAAGTGGCAAAGTGGAGGGTTTAATACCCTCTTCTCGGCTGCCAGATTAAGTCAAAATGGAACATCTACAATCGTTCCTCAACCTCCTAAAGCACCGATAGATTTTGGGAGCCAGACTAAAGGTATATTCAGTAAAGCTAATATAGGAAATACCATGAATATCGCAGGGCAGGCTGCTAATATATTAAGTTCATTCTTACCACAAAAACAGGAATATTCTGGAGATAGAGGAGGTCTAACTGCAGGATTAGATGCTGGATACGATGCTGTTGCTTCTGCTGCTGGAGCTATTCCAGGAGTAGGTTCTTTAGTAAGTGGAGCTATGCAAGTTGGAAAATTTGTCGGTAACGGATTAAATGCTATTACTGGAGGAACAGATGGAATGACTGGAGGAGATGCTTTTTTAGGAAGTACATTTGGTACTACATTAGCTATGCCTTTTAGTATTATAAATAGTGTTTTTGGAAAAAAGGCTGATACTATTTATAAGGATAATGAAACTTGGGAAAGCCAAGGTTCGGCTTATGGAGGCTCAATGGCTAAAGTAGATGATGCTCTTACTAAGAGTGGTAAAAAATATGGTGTGTTTAGTAATAAAGCTAGGAAAAAAGCTAATAGGCAAATCGCAGAAGCTAAACGACAACAAAATGCAGTTTCTGATATTAATGAAGAAGCAAGAGATGCATTCCAATCTCAGGCAGGTTCCATTGATAGACTTAATAGAAGAAATGCTTTATCTATGGCAGGCGGATACCAATCTAGAGGAATGAGAATAGGAAGAGTTGGAGTAAAGTTGCCCACTCAAGAAGAATTAGCTAGAGTAAGAGAATTTTTAGCTTCAAGAACTAAAAAGTTTGCAGAAGGAGGAAAAATGAACGTAATTCCTGACGGAGCTTTACATGCCCATAAAAATCATATGAATGTAGATGGGATTACTCATAAAGGAATTCCAGTTATTACAGAAGAGGACGGTGGAGTCATACAACATGCCGAAATAGAAAGAAATGAAATTATCTTTACTAAAGAAGTTACTGAAAAGCTAGAAGCTTTAGCTGAGAAAGGTACTGACGAAGCTGCAATTGAGGCAGGAAAAATTCTTGCAAGAGAAATAATAGAGAATACTCAAGATAATACTGGATTAATGCGAGAAGTTACGGTATGAAAATTGAAATAGGTGATAAGGTTTACAACGTGAAAGTTGCTAAAACTGACGAAGAAAAAATAAAAGGGCTGCAAGGAAAATCAGCTCTAGCTCCTGATGAAGGAATGCTATTTGTATATGAAAAGCCAGATACTATTGCTTTCTGGATGAAAGATACGGAAATACCTCTTGATATAGTTTTTATAGATGAAGATGAAGAAGTTATTTCTGTAAAGCAAGGAATTCCAAATGATGAAACTCTACTAGAAGAAGATAATGTAATGTATGTTCTAGAGGTTAATAGAAATTCTGGAATTAAACCTGGAGATGAGCTTGACGAAATAGACGAGGATGATTTAGAAGTACCTATAATGAAAGTACTTGCTCCAGATGGGTCTACTCAAATGGAATTAGAAGGAGGAGAACGTATTTTTAGTAGAAAAAATACAAAGACTTTAATAAAAATGGCTAAACGAGCATATTCTTCCGAGAAGGATAGAGATTATAAAGCCTTAGGAAAAAAAGTTTTTAAATATTTACATATACAAGATACAAATACTCCCGAATATGTAGATGCGCCTAGAAGCAAAAAAGATTAAAATACTTTACTGAAAACAGACTCATATTACTAAATAATTATTTATTTACTTTGATATGTCTGTAAATATTATTAACTTTGTCGAGTATTTAAACGTTTAATATAAAAACACTGAAATTATGGAAGTAAAACCTAAAGTTAAGAAATTTCAAGAAGGTGGTCAAGCTCCAATGCCTGCTGACCAGCCAATGCCTGCTGAACCTCAAGGTGGGGCTCCTGCAGAAGGTGGAGTAGAACAAGTACTAATGCAATTAGCTCAAATGGCTTCTGAAGCACTTCAAAGTGGAGATTGCAATACAGCCTTGTCTGTATGTGATGGTTTTGTACAACTAGTTCAGCAACTCACGCAGGGACAACCTGGACCAGAAGCTCCTCAGGGAGAACCTGTTTATAAAAAAGGTGGAAAATTAGTAGGTAGACTTAAAAAGTAAGAGTTTAAAAGGAGTGTACAGATTTAATGTATACTCCTTTTTTTATTATAATCAAATAATATATGGCACAAGCGGTAAGAAAATTTGAAAATGGAGGCGGTGTCAATCAGGGTACTAATAATACAACAAAAGAAACTCCTGAAACTAGACTTTTTAAAGTAGATAATAGAAATATAGCAACAGACGATTTAATTCGTAATGCTAGTTCTAATTTGGAATCTTACTTAGAAAGTACTGGATGGAGTAGAAGAAAGAAGGATGCTTTTAGAGAATCATATGGAGATTATATAAAAGCAATTGATTCTGGAAATATTTCTTCTAGAGACCTTTCAAGAAATTGGATTGATTCTTCCGGAGTTCTTTCTAATACAACTGGTCGAGGGTTTGATGCTAATGGAGCAGTTGCCCACTATTTAGACCAAATAGTAGATGTTATTCCTGATTACACGAAACCTACTGTAGAAAAGAAATCTAATCCAAAGTTAGATTTTGGAGTCGGATTTAGAAAAAGATTATCTGATAAGATATTTGGAGGAAATTCCTTTAATAAATCTGTTTGGTATGGTAAAGACCCTATAGACCAAGCTACTGGAAAAAGAGGGATTTCAAATAGATGGAAAGAATATGTATCTATATTTAACGAATACGCAGATAGCTTATTAAATGACCAGAATGTCAATTTAGAGGGCACTGCATTTCAGAATAGGGACGATTTAATTGCAAGAATTAATGCAGCTAAAGAGGAGTTAAATAATTCAGATTATACTAATGCAGATTGGGAAAAACTTGCGGCATTGGGAGTTAATAAAGATGATTATAGAGATTGGTTCGGAGAAATTGACAATGAAGAGGTTCCCAAAACCGACAATTTTGAGGGAAGACAAAATACTGCTGGAAACTACAATAAAGAAGCTACAGATTCTGGATTACTTGCTAGAATAGATGATAAAGGAAATACTTTTTATTTAACTCCAGAAGGAAATAGAATTCAAAATGGAATAATTTCTAAAACATTTAATCCTACATTAGATAAATTAGAAGGTTGGTATTCTGTAGATGGTCAGTTATATGACCCTAGTGAATATTCTAGTTGGAAAGATGATATAAAAAATTCGTATAATAGACTTTTAAATCAAAAAGATTTAAATACTATTTGGACTGACCCGTTGTATGATTTTCTTAGAAGCGAGCATGGATACACTCATATGTTAGATGCTAGCTCATTCTTCGAAGGATTAAAACCTGGAGAATTAATTAGAGCTTATACAAAACCAAAAGCTGGGGATTCATCTAGCTATAAATCTCAATTCTATCAAAATATAAATGGAAAATTAGTTCCTGTTATAGTTGATTATGACAAAAATAATAATCAATACTATATCAATAACAATGGAACTACCAGAATGCTTGGAAAAGCTAGAGCAGTTGGAAGTCAAATAGCCGAAGGAAGTAATGAAAAGGTTGGATGGGGTAGAATAAATCAGTATTCTTTATCCAATAATCCATATTCTCAAGAGAATGTTATAGGTTTACTGAAAAGAATCTCCTCTTATCCAGAACTTCTTAAGAACAGTAAAGTGAAAATTTGGCTAGAAGATTTATTTAAGGCTAAAGAGCAAGGATTGTTGGACGACTATATAATAGATGGAAAACCTTTATCTAGATATATTCAACCTGGAGTAATAAATGCTGCTCTTGTTCCAAACACAAATAATGCTCCTCTAAGAGCTATTATTGATTCTAATGGGCGTATTACTGGATTCACCTTTGATAAAACTCCTATCTCTAAAGAGCAGAAAGAAAAATCACAGGGATACAAAGAAAATGTTCCTTCGTTTTTACGACCAAGACCAGTTAAACCCTTATTTAAAAAAGGAGGAATTATTAAAGAACAATGGGGAGGAACAGTAAGTAAACTAGTTGATACCAATATCCCTGTAATTAAGGATGAAAAGAAAGCTAAAGAAGATTCCAAAGTAAATGAACGTGCTGCAGACAGTTACAATAAAGTTTCTGGAGTTGCTTCACTAGGTAACTTGCTAAATGATAAACCTTCTCCGGAAGAACAAGCATTGATTGATGCCGGTGGAATAATTAAAACTTCTGATAAAGTAAAACTTGGAGCTGCTATTACAGACTTATTAAGTGCCGGATTGGGTTTTGTACCAGGAGCTCATGTAGCTTCTGCTGCAACTGGAGCAATTTCTTCAGCAGCGACATTTGGTGCAGATTTATCAGATGGATTTGATTGGAGTGATGTAGGAAATTTAGGAGTTAATTTAGGCCTTGATGCTATTTCTTTAATTCCTGGACTAAAAACAGTAAAAGCAGGTAAAGCTTTGCAAGTCATTTCTAAATTAGTTCCAGCGTTGAGTACTGTAGTAGCTATGTCTGGAATTCTAGATGAAGAACAAAGAGCTTCTATATCTAGTACTTTAGCTAAAGTAGGAAATCTTAATGTTAAAGATTTAAACACTAATGATTTTAAAAATTTATCTTTAATTGCAAGTACTTTATTAGGTGCAAGAAATTATGTTAAAGGAGGAGATTCAGGAGTTGCAAAATGGATTAGAGGAGAGAAACGACTTCCATCTCAAGAAAGAACTATTCAAGTATTAGTTAAAGGAGAGTCTACACCATTGAATGTAACTCTTAAAAACTCCCAAATAACCGGAAAATCTTCAGAAGAAATTAAATCAGCAGCAATTGAGGCAGCTAAAAAGAAACTTGTTTCTGAAAGAGGATTATCTAAAGAGGGGATTGATAAATTAAATGATGATGCTTTAACAGTTATAGAAGGAAGAAAAAAATATGGATTATGGGGAGAAAGAAAAATCCCTACTAAAGAAATCCCAGGGCAAACATATTCTGAACAAGGATGGTTTAGAAGAGCATTAGGATTCACTCCTTATAAAGCAAAAGGTACGGATAAACATATTTTTAGACGTATTTCTCCAGAGTATGAAGCCTTAGTAAAACGCAAAAATTCTATTAAGTTAGTTCCTACTTATATAAATAAAAGCAAGCCGGGTTATATTCAGCTTCCTAAATATCTAAATCCTAAAACTCCAGGCTCTTCTATACCTATGATATTTAGAAATAACTCTTTTACACAAAGAGGTCAAGATATGTATCAAGCTTATTTAAAGCGCAATCAGTATTTAAGTAATGTAGGTAATAATTACATGGAACCATGGTATAATCCAGGAGCATATAAAAAGGGTGGAAAAATTCCTAAAGGGCAGAATGGATTAATTACTGGGGTTAAACAATTAAAAGGAAATTGGTATAATGATATATATACTCCTTATTCACAAGGACTTTTAGATTCTTTAAAATCGGGAAAAATTACCTATCAAGATATTAATGAAATGCAAAAGCGTCATGCTGGGCTATATAAAGATTGGGGAGTAAAGGGAGATTCTTATAGAGGAGATAATGTAAAACAATATCAGACTGATATTAATAATAGCTTTAACTATGTTAATGATAAAGGCATTCGTAATGCTTTTAATTCAGGAAGATATGGAATTTCTAAAACTGCATATACTGGAGATAATCCAAATAAAAATTATGTAGCTGACGGATATTACAGTAGTATTACTGATGATAGACGATTACTTGGAAGAGAAGGAGATTATACTCCAGAACAGCTTCAACAAGTACGTAATACATGGAGAGATGCTGGATATAATATGGATTTAGATAATACTACGGGATATTATATGTTAAATCCTTTGAATACTCCTCCTCAAATTCCTATATCTGAAATCTCTGAAATAGATGATACTGTTCCCGAAGTTGAAGCTACTCCTCAAGATATTAAACCTTCTCTTGCTTCAAATACAAAAGGCACACAATCGAGAAATGGATTTAATTGGGGAAACCTTTTCTCTAAATTAAATCCCGCAGCTTTTATTGGAGCAGGACGACTTGCAGGAAATATATGGAACAATAATAGAGTTGCTAAAGAAACCATTAAAGGGCTAAAACCTTTATATTTAGATACTTGGGAAGTTCCTAGACAAGTTGTTGGAGATTTAGCTACTAAGCAAGCATATTATGGTCAAGCTGCAGGACTAGAATCTTTAGCTGCCAGACCTCGAACTTCTGATGCGTCTCTTCAATTAGCTGGTCAATTGGAAGCAGGTAATAAAGCAGCGGGACTTAGAATGGAAGGGGATTTAATTGACAATCAACGTATTAGAGAAACTAATGAAGCTGCATGGCAAAATACAAGGGATGCAGTTGCACGTAGAAGTGATGTCACTAATAGAAATAGGGCCTCTGCTCTAGGAATTGATAAAGCTAAACACGATGTTGAAGCTGCAAAAAAATCTGCCAATTGGACATCTATAGAAAATTTCTTGAAGGAAAGACAATATAATTCTACACTTAATAGAGATAGGCAAAAACAATTTCAATTAGGGGTTGCAGAACAAAACATTCGAGATGTAGCTAATGCTAAACTTGAACCTTTAAGACGTCAATTACAAGCGATGGAAGATAAGGGAGAAGATTATACTAAATCTCCTCTCTACCAACAATATCAAAGACTTGTCGATTCTACTGGAAGAGATGTGCAAACTCAAATGAATAAAGCATACTCTGATATTTATGGATGGAGTCTTCCTTCTATTAAATGGAGAGCTAGATATAATAAAAAAGGTGGGACTTTGACATATGCAGAACGTTCTAAATTACAAAGACAAAAAGATATCTCTGCCGCTGAAAGACAAAACGCCAAACTTTTTCAAAGAACAATAGAAAAGTCAATAGATACTAATATAAAGATGATTAATAATTTATCATCTGTATCTAAACAACTTATAATTAAATCAATGACTTTATGAACTTAAAACCGGTGGTTAAGATGCAGAGTGGGGGTGGAATGCCCCCATTTACTTATTATGTTCCTTTAGGCATGACTCCTCCAGCTCAAACAAATACTGCGTTAGCAACTAGTTCTGAGTCTGCAAAATCTTCTAATGAAGGAATTACTGATAAAGATGTGTTAAAGATGATAGGAGATATTGATGCTTTACCTAGTGACACCAATAAAATTATAAATGGATTAAGTTGGATTTATAGAGGAGATAGTTTGTTTTCTAATGGGAGAATAAATACTTCTAATATAAGTTCAAGATATTTGCAGGCGTTAAAGCAAGTAAAAAATGCTGCTTTTAGTAGAAAAGAATATGATTCAGCTTTTGAAACTGTTCAAGAAAATGGAGGATTAAATGAAATCGCCATTTCTAATACTGGTAAAGTCGTAGTTCAAGATGAGGAAGGAAATATGAAACAAATTTCTCCAGAAGAATATTTAAATAATCAGGATAAATATTTTGCCTTAAAGAATTCTGATTTACTTTATTTACGTGCCCACAACGACCAAATGGCAGGTAGAAATGAAGTTTTTAGTGTGGTGAAGAATGGAATTGGAATGTCTACAATTAACAAAGCTATTCAAGACACCATTACTAAAATAGGAAGTACTACTGTTTCTAAGGAAGGATATGCTCATAAAAAAGGAGATAAAATACTTCAAGGTTTAGAACATTTACAACAGTTAGTAAACGAAGGAGCTGATTTGTCCGGTCTAGGACTTGATGGAATTTACAAAACAGGGCTTCTTAGTAAAAATCAAATGCAACAAGCTGCTGATGCAGTTAAATATATAGCGAGTACGTTAGATACGAATGCAATGACGTTACTTGAACTTAAATCCGGAAATAAAAGTAACCCTAGAAAAGGAGCTCTGGATTTAATAACTACTATGGTTACTAGTCAACTAGATAATACAACTGATTTTAAACTTAATTTTGAAGATAAGCTTACAAAAGACTTAAGCGGGTCTGGAGATGACGGTAGTGGGAGCAGAGGTGATTTAAAACAACTTGACGCTATCGCAAGTGGAATTGCAACTCAACAAAAGGACTTTGTATTAAACCCTCACTCTAATTATCAATTAGTATCTCCTCAATCAAATTGGTGGACAGCCCCACAAGATGTGGAAACTGGAAAGAGCATAGGTTCTGATACTTTAGCTTCTCTATTACAAAAATCTGGATTCGATTCTTTAATTTTACAAAATTCAATATATTTTGGCTCCGATAAAGTAGAACCTGTTGCTGCAAAAAATGTTATAGTAGACTCGTCAGAAGGAGTTGCTCAAGTATGGCTTCCTTACACAGAAACATCTAATGGAGGAATTGCTCCTAATTACGCTTTATTAGATACAATTAAAAGAATCGAAGATAGTCTTTCTAGAAAAGGAAATATTTCTGAATTAGAAAGGCGTCAAGCATATAGAGCAGAAGGTATAGAACCTTATTGGAACGTTATGAACGACCCAAAAACTGCTGGAGAACAAGGACTTCTTCGTCCATTTTTAGCAATGACTGGAGTTGCTCCTGACACTACTGCAACTATTGGAGGTATAGTCACTGACCAAAATAAAGCAGTAGACAGACTTAAAGGAGATGAAGAAGCTAGTTGGAAAAAATATATGATGGAAATTTTAAATAAGCCTGAAAAAAATGCAGGAAAAAAAGGACATAATAAAATAGATTCGTGGTATGAATGGGAATGGTTAGGAAATACTGCTGATATGTTCAGAGGAACAATATTAATGCCTCTTGCAGGAGATAGAATTAGTGTTGCAACAAGAACTGGGAATATTAATCTTCCGAAACCTATGTTTGATGCAAGAAAAATTCAACAAAGAGGCCAGATACAAAGTAATTTTAAACCTATGGGTCCAACAAATTTTTAATAAGTAACAATGAATAATGAACAGCAAAACGATTGGCTAGCAACTATACTTTATAATCCAGACAAAGATTTCGCAAACTTTAAAGCAGCTGGATTAGATGCCTCCAACACTACTCTAGGAAGTAGGGATTCTTACTTAGATATCCCTGCTATCCAAGAAACTTTTAAAGATTCAGAAGGAAACTTCGATAAAAAAGCGTTTGACCAATTCTATGATAGTGCTAACAGAACTTATAATACATTTGTGCAAGATGATTTAGAAGATAAATTTCTTCACAAATTAGTTACAAGTCCTCTAGATATTTTTTCAGATAATGAATCTGTAACTCGTACTCCATTATTTGTAGTACAGAAAATATCAAATCCTACGTTAAAATCTCAAGGAATTAATGGACTATTTGGTGAGGGTGTGGGAACTCTTTCGATGAGACAAGCGGCACAAACTCAAAGGGTATTCGACACTAAATCTGGTAAGGAATTAGACTGGACTCCGGATGATGATGATAAGAGTGGATTTTTTGATTTTATGTTTATAGACCCACTGGTAGAAGCTAGATGGGAAGAAGACGGATATCATGAAGACGCGGATGGTAGAAAAATTAAACATTATAAAGGAGATTATAAATTAAATGCTAATGGGATGCCTTATTATGAAACTTTAGGAGATAGAGATGCTGCCGGTAAAAACTTTTTACATTGGACTGATACACTTACTTCTACTGGTTCTAAATGGGAAAAATATAATTTCTTAGCTTCTGATGGAGTTGAAAAAAGTGCTTTAGGAACAACTCTAAAGCTTGCTGCAACAGTTGCTCCCATGCTAGTTCCTTATGTAGGACAGGCTTATGGAATTGCTACAGGAGCTATGTATTTTGGGCAAGCTCTTTCTATATTTGGAAAAACATTAATTGATGCTGTGTCTGATAGCGATGCAGAGGATAGACCTGGAGTATGGAAGTTATTAAACAAAACTGATGCTTTTGTAAGAAAATTCGATTCTTCTACTAGCGATGAGGGCAGCCAAGGAATGTTTAATTATGAACAATTTGCTACACTTATTAGTGATGTAGTTGGACAATTGTATCAACAACGTTCTATTGCAAAAATTCCTCAATGGATTGGATGGGACGGAGGAGCAGCTCGTAAAGCTAAAGCGTTTGTAGATTCTCATGAAGCCGATTACATAAAAAAATACGGAAAAACATTGAAGCAAGCTATATCTGATGGAGATGTGGCTACTGATTATAAAAATCTAGTTAACAACGATTTATTAAATATATTAACAGATTCTCAACTTGCAGTTAGTAAATTTGCAAAAAATAGTTCTCAATTTTACATGGCAATGACTCAAACAAAAGACATGTATGACACATTTAAAGAGAATGGTTTTAGTGATGCTACAACTGCAATTGGAATGGGAGCTGCACTATATGGATTTAATAAATTATTTAATACCTCTCTTGGAGAAATTGCTTTAAGCGGACTTGGATTAGATGAGTTAAAACAAGCTAACAAAAGACTCGTAAAAGGATTTATAAATGAGTTAAAACCTCAACTTGATTTAGTAGAAAAGGGAGCTGGAACAGTATCTAATGCTGGAAAACTAAAGTGGATTAAGAGCTTAGGAACTAAATTTAAGGATTTCTATGAAAAACATATAGTTTCTGACCCCGAAGGATGGATTGCTAACTCTTTGAAAGAATCTGTTGAAGAGGTATCAGAAGAAGCATTACAGGACGCTGTATTTGAAGCAAGTAATAAACTTGACTGGGCATTTAATCAGCTTGGATGGACTCCTAAAAAAGGAAATTATAATTTTTTAGCTAGCAGTCCTTTAGAAAGATATTTTATGTCTGCTTTAGGTGGTGCTGTTGGAGGGGCCGTTTTTCCAGCAATTACTAAAATGGAAAATCTTAGAGATGGAATACAGGAAATACAGAAGAAAATTCCAGAATCTTTAGCGATGGATATTGCAACCACTATTAGAAATAATGGTGTTAAAAAATCCATTGAATATATAAAGAAAGCAATGGATAAAGGAGAACTTGGTTCTACTACTCTATCAATGAATCTCGTTACTAATAAAACTGACGATGGTAATGTTTATTACGATGTAGCTAAAACTAGAGAGGAAAGTCAAAATAATGTAATAGGAAATTACTTGATTAATTATTTAAATTCTCTAGATTCTATTATTAATGCTGAAGGTTATAACATGAAGGATTCCGAGGTTATTGATAATGCTTTGATGAAAGATTCTAGACTTACAAAGCTTGCTCAAACAGGAGTAGGAGAAGACATTTTATGGGATTTTAGAGAACAATTAAAGGGTTACATAGATTCCACTATTGAACTTCGTTCCGCAGGGGAAAATGCAGATGTTGGAGCAGCTAAGAGAAAACAAGGAGAATTTAAACAAAAACTTGACGATATTATAGCTGGAAAAAAGAATGGAGAATATGTAGAAAAAATGGCTTTTAGACTTAGTAGAAGTTTAAGTAATCCATTTGTTGCGCCTGACATCTATTCATATGCTAAATATGCTAAAGGACTTAATTATTCTACTGCCACAGAAGAACAAAAGAGAGACATTGAAAAAGCTTATGAGGGATACACTAAATTAGGAGAAACCGATAAGTTTAACTTAGGCTTTGAAATGTGGAGAAACATGAAAGCCGAAGTATCTCCTGCAATTTTACGTTATAGAGATTCAAAAGTCTCAGCAATGAAAAAACAATTCTATAATGTGGTAGAACAATTAAACGCCTCTCAAGGAATAAATCAATTATCTGAGGATGAAATAGTCGCGTTTAAAGATGAGGTTAGAGCAGGGCGAACCGATGATGAAATTATCGCTGAAAATAATCTTAACCCTAGAGAATTTGCTTTAAGTCCTACTGAAAAAGAAGAAATTGTTGATGCTTATTTAACTAGAGAAATCTGGAAAACTGGAGATGATTCTAGCAAAATAGGACCTGCATATAAACAACAACTGTCTAAAATAGTTAACTCCATGGGTCATAATATGGCTATCGGAGTAGACCCTATTCTTAATCAAAGGAGGACCGGAGAATTACAAGTCTTATTTGAATCTATAAAAAATTTAGTGGCTCAATCTGGATTTATAGATAATGAAATCAAAACCATGATTGATTCTGTGAAAAATGGATATAATAAATTTAATCCAGAAAACTTTATTAGATATTTATCTGAAAGAACTAGTATGGAAGCTTTAAAAGGCTTTACTATAGAGGATGAATATGAAGGAATTCAACAAGAATCTACATATATTGGGACTAGTGATGAAGTATCTCCAGATGATATGCAAGATATAAATTTTGATGAATTAAAATCTGAAAATCCTAATTATACTGGATTATACTATATATTTGAAAATCCTAACGGAAATTATGCTTTAACCCAAGACCAATTACAAGAAGCCTTTAGAGATATGTTTTATACAGAATTTAAAGGCGAGGCATCTGATGTTCTAATTGGAGGAATATTATCTGATGGAAATCTTTCAATGAACTCTTTAAATGCTAAGGAAAGTTTAAAGAAAGTTAGTGATTATAAGAAATTTAATGATTTCCTATTAGATTATTTAAAGCATGATGAAGAAAGAATTGCATTGATTGCAGAGGTAGATAGATTATCTCAATCAAGTATGGTTAATAACCCTATGTGGGAAATGTTATCTACTTTATCTCAAAGCATATCTGGAGAGGATGTGTTTAAATTAATAAGGGATGAGGAAGGGAATTATTCTGGATTAAATAATTTAAGTGATTATGTCATTAGTAATAGCCTTACAAGAGACCAATTACAGGTGGCTTCCGCGGCAATTACAGTTCTTAATGAATCTATATTACCTTATCTTGTACAAGGTACGGATTTTATAGATATGTCTAATCAATATAAACGAAATATTGGAATGGTAGAGGATATTCCTTTAACTTCTGAAGAAGTTGTGCTGATTAGGAAGGAACTTGACAATTTACAACAAAAAATATCCTGGCTTACTTCAATTTCTGATATGAATAGTTTAAGTAAAACTGCGGACAGTAATAAAACAATGAGTAGAATTAACAGCATGTATGCACTTATTTTTAGTGGAAATGTTGACCAAAGTTCTCCTTTGTCTAAATTTAAAACTATAACATATACGGACGACGATAAAAATAAGCACAATTTAATTACAGAAAATTTTCTTACTGGAGACGAGATAGCTCTGGCTAACGATATTATCAATAGTGGAAAAAGTGATATTCCTGCTATTTCTGCATCAAATGAATTAATACTAAAAGTTCATAAGCAAATATTTGATAGATTTACTAATTTATCTTCTGACCAAAAAGAGGAGATTATTTCTCAACTAGCAAGTGGTCAAATAATAGATTTTAATAATGCTCAATCTACTAAGCTAAAAAGCAATTCTACTTATTCTGACTTAAATGAATTAGATTTAGCACAATACCTAATAACTATGATGGCTGTTGAGCCTGAATATTTACAGGGAACATTAAAGCAAGCAATTCTTAATAATAAATTACACGCCCCATTCTTTAATCAAATGATGAGTGTTCAAGAAATGTTTGCATTATATAAAAATCCTGATGTATTTAATACATTCTTAGAAAAAGTAAACGAGTTTAAGCCTTTTCAGGATAAATCTTGGGGAGATTCTAATACTATTACAAAGAATTTAATTACTTTATTGGGTGGTGCTGGAACTGGTAAATCTACTGGGGTAGCTTTAACAGCTTACAATATGATTAAGGTAGATAATCCAGAAGCTAAAATTATGATAGCCGGGTCAGCAGAAGATGTTGCCGAGAGACTTGCCACAACTTTAGGTGAAGAAAAAAGTTACGATAGGCTTCAACTATTTAAAACACTATTAACCGATAGTGGATGGAATAAAATGAGGGATGCTATAGCTGAACTTAGAAATCCTGAAACAGAGCTTTCCGAGTTAGAAGAAGCTAAGTATTTAAAAAATGGAGCTTATTCTATCTTTAATCCAGACTTTTTAACAGAAGAAGATGTAAATGTAGCAGCAATTCCGGACGTGTTATTCATAGACGAGTATACTCATTTTACGGGGATAGAAATTCAAGCTTTATCCAGTTTAAATAAGTTCCTGCCGAATGATAAAAAAATGATTATATTTGCAATTGGAGATAACAAGCAAGAAGGAATCATAAATAAAAAATCTCATATAGACATTGATTTGTCAGGAATGTATTTAAATACTCCTACTCTAATGTCTAGTATTAGAGCAAATAATGTTCATAAAAAAGATAATCTTAGCAAAGTAAGCGGATTGTTAAATGTGTTGCTAGATATGCAAGAAGCCTCAGCTAGAACAAATACTCCTCTTAGAATAGACTCTTTAATGAGAGAATTAAAATCTAAAACTGTTCTTAAATATTATGAGTCTGATGAAGAAGGAATTGTATCTATACATGGAGATAAACTAGCTAATGTATCTGAATTAACTGAGGGATATCTTAAAAAGATAGCTAAGGGATTAAAAGAAGGGGAACGAATTGCCTTAATTACTGACAACGTCCTATCTGATTTTAGAACTAGTGTATTTAAAAAGTTGGAGGATGCTTATCCAGGACAAGCTGTAGTTAGAGATTCTCATGATGTTCAGGGTTCTGAATTTAAATATACTATCGTAGATGTTAATTGGGCGAATTTAAATACTCCTGCTGCATTTCCAAGTAATTTACGTTATTTTTATACTTTAATGAGCCGTTCATCTGATGGAAACATTATTGTTAAAAAAGATAGAAATATAGTAAATAAAGCAGACAAAGCAAATACTACAAGTACTTCTGAACTCAAACAGGAAGATATTTCTAATTATAAGAATACAATGTTAGAAATACTAAAAGGTAAGGCTCAAGAAAGTTTTGAATCTGAAGAAGAAACTACTGGAGATGCTACTATAGCCCCAACTATTACTAATCCAGATTCTTCTGATAAAGTTGAACCTATTGTCGATAGAGCTGATGAACAAGATGCCGCTAATAGAGCAGAAGCGAAAGAAATAGATGAAAGAGAAGCGACTAGAGTAGAAAATGATGAAATAAACTCTATTAAAGGAGATAAAAGAGGAAATCCAGGATTAAAGGCTTCTACTTTCCAGATGAACTCCTTTTATAATCATTTAGCTCTTAATATAAAAGAAGACGGAGTTATATCAACTCTTCCTGTTACAAACAATATTTCAGAAGATTTACAAGGATTTTCTGAATTTATTAATGGAAAAACATTAGATGACATAAGAAGTATAACACTTTATGGAGTACATGATGTTGATTTATTGAAATCTCTCGCATATTTACGTTCATTATTTATGAGAAAGAAGTCTGAAATCAATCAAATGTTAAGTTCTAAATTAGCCCCTGCAAGTGATTACTATAGATTTTTAAGGCCGTTTATAGAAAGATATTTTGATGGAGATTCTAAATCTAAATTGCTGGCATTTAAATCTGCAATAGCTAAAGGTAATTTCTTATTCAAAATAACTAAGTTTAAATCGGGATACGACAATGCTTACAATGTAGAAAATTTTGAACCATTACAACAAGACACTTTATTTGGCAGAATTGTTTATCAAATTCCTACTGATAAAGGTAATTTAGATATTACATTAGGTTCAACTTCTGACTTTAGTAAAATTATAGAAAATTCTGAATATCAAAATATAGTTAATATTCTTAAAGATAAGAAAACGCTGTCATCTAAAATAGATTCTAAAGGTCAGGTGTATTATAGGCTTTCTGATTTTGATGCAATCAAAACAAATATATCTTATGGACAAAATATATATGGGTCAGGATATAAATGGAAACCTGAAGTAAGAAACAAATTTAATAGAGGTAATACTTTAGATAAAACAAAATATAATCATCCAGAACTCCAATTCAGTCAGGTTTATTACGATGCAGACCAAGATAGAGGATTAGGCAAAAAATCTATCACTAAAGGATATCCGGTCGTATTTATATCTGATGACTTATGGAAACAAAGTCCTGGTGAACTTTTAGGTAGACATGCTGAAAAAATTTCTACCATCCTATCGTATAAAAATACAGAAGAAGGAAGACCTCCTAAAGATGTAGTATTTGGAGTAAGTAAAGCAGCTTTAAATATGAGAGGACTTACTATAAGAGAGTTTTTTAGCGAATGGAGTAATATGGAAGATGGACGTAAGGGTGGAAGAATTTACGGTGTCGGAGAACTTGGAAGACTTGCTAGGCCAGTAGAAGCTGCAAGATTTCTGTACAGTCTTGCTGCATTACAAGCTGCAACCATAGAAGAAGTAGAAAACTATAACGAAAGGATAAAAACTTTTAATAATTCTTTAGTTCTTCCGGAAGAAGCAGATTGGATTAAATCTCCCATAGCGGTTGGAACTGATGGAAAAGTAGACGAAATTGAATTAAATAAAATTAAGGATACCATCAAGGATATCTTCGACGATTTAGAATCTCAGTTTCCTCAATTGAAAGTAGGTAAATTATTTAATTCTACCACAAAAATTGTTGGAAGATATAAGAATGTAAAAAAAGCCGATGAAAGTAATACACAAAGTAATCCATATACTATAAAGAGTATATCTGAATATCGCACTCAACCAGTTTCTCCAGAAGCTGTAATTGAGTTATTTGAAGATATTGGTTTGGTGACTAAGCATAAAACAGTGGATTCTGGTATAGTCAAAATTCTAAACGGATTATCTGGAAAATATAGAAATATGACCAAGCTGCTAGAAAAATTGACTGACCCAAATAACGATATTTATAGTTCTCCGGAAATTCCAGATATCTATAGAACTGGTTCTGAGAACTTTAATCAAGTATCAAAGACCTCTGCTGTAAACACTTTTGTAGAATTACAAACTATGTTAAGTGAATATGCAATAAATGCTTCAGAAGCTCTACTCCCTAACATTAGAAAAGGTTTAATTGCTGGATTTACTCTGTCTAATTCTGTAATTAGAAGATTGTTTTATAATCATTGGAGTATAAGAGATAGTGGAAAACGGGAAGTATTCCAAAACGCTATTGATTACGCTGGATTGTATAAATTTGGTATATGGACTAATGGCTTAGATTCTTCAAATGTTAAAGAACCTCAAAATGGATACTATATATCTCCATTACACGACATAGATTTATATTTTGATGGCCCTATACAAGCTCCTAATTATTATGTTGATTATAGTGCAATAGATACAAGTGTAGAATTCGAGGTAAATAAAACTCCAGAGATTGTTGCGGAAGAAACTCCAGAAATTGTTGTTAAAAATCCTGTTTCTCAGGAATTAGAAGATAATGCTATATTAGAAAACGCTAATAAAAATTTACAAGAATCTATTAGGAATTCTATAGAAAATAATGTATCTTTGCAGAAAGATGAAGTTTTAGAAATGGTTAATGCTGTTATTGATTCTAATATAGTTCCAATTGGGAATACTTTAGAAGAAAAGATAGCATCCTATAAAACTCAACTAACGTCTAAGATAAGAGAGAATTTAAGAGTTCTGCCTAGAAAATTATTTATAAATTCTAATGGAATTGTTTCCGTTTCTCCTACGTATTCTTTCTCAGGAGACTCTGAAATAGTAGTCGATGCAGATAGTGAAGTTGCATTATCTAATTTTATTACTAAGAATGAGTTGCTTGATGGAACTGATATAAGCTCTGTCATACTTAATCCAGAAGATGTTAAGTACAATGAATCAGATGAAACCTTTTCTATTAAAGTAAATGGTTATACATATACATATACATACGATGGAGAGTTAGGAATTGAAGAGAGGTCTGTCACTCAAGATGAAATTGTTTCGAACACAGAACAAGAATTAGAAAAATATAGAAATATCGTTACAAAAGGTATTCAAGATGCTGTAAAGGAAGGAACGAAACCTGTTGATATTACTAAACTTAGCAAAAAAGAACTTATTGCTTATAATAAGGCGGCTAAAGTTGCAAATGCTTTAAATTCATTTAATCCAAAACAATTGGACGAGATTATCAATAGAGGGTTTGCAAGTAAAGAAGCAAGTTTCTTAGATATTATAGAACAAGTAACAGGATTTGAAATCACTCCCGAATTAAAAACTATTTCGAATATGTTCTCTTCATTAAGAACAGAATATATTAGTGATAAAGACGGAAAATCTAATTGTTAATGGCAAATTGTAAAACATTACCATCTCTGGAAGAAATAGGTGCTGCTTACGATGCAGCGTTTGAAGTTCTTCCAGATGATTTATTAGGAACAGTTGAAGGTAGGAGAGAATTTATCTCTTCTGCCTTAAACTATTTAAAAGATAATTGTGCTGTAGTTCCATCTAATCAAAGTTTAAAAATGATTGTTAAAGAACTAATCTCCTACGATACAGAATGCTACGAAGGAGCGATGGAGTTCGCTGACAATGTAAATGATGTAGAAACTTTTGTTACAGAAAATTGGAATGAAGTATCAATAGAAGAAGATACAAAAAATATAGCTCCTGAGGCTAATGATTTTCCACAGGCCCCAATCCCATCGTTGAGAGACGGATTAAGTACTATATTTGATAACATCAATGACCAAGAAAGATTTATAAGAATTTATCAAAACGATATTGTACGTTTTTCCTTTGTAAATTACAATGGAAAAAATGGACCTGAACTAGTATCAACTACAAGGGAACTTAATGCTTCAATTAGAAACTATAAAAATGAATTGTTTCAATCATTAGCTAGAGATTTAAATCAACCAGTTACTTCAATGTATATTGGGGAAACTTTTCAAGTAGATGAATATAATAAATTAATTAATAATGCAAGGATATTCTTTTATCCATATACATTAGATGGAGTATTTAAGTCTGATGATATAAACATTATTAATGCATATAATAAATTTGTTATGCTCACTAACTTTGATAATTTTTTATACAAGCATAGCAAAGATTTAATTCAAGTTGCTCGAGGATTTATGGGTGGACATATTGAACCTAGAGCTGGATATAAATACACTTATAACCTGGGCAAACATATAAAGCAAGATTATAATAACGAACTTCAAGACATGAATGAACATGTTAATGGTGCTGTTCAACTATTTATTAATTCTTTACCTATACTGGACATTGACGGAAACCCTACTGGGCAGTTTGTAGAATTTAAAACTTTCCAATCTTTGATTAGGATTTTCAGAAATATTTCAGAATCTAATGATGGCATTTCTAAGGAAATCAGAAATAATCCCAGGGAAGCTATAAAAGAAATTGTAAAAATAGCCTATAATAACAGACGTACTTATTTTACTGGAAATGACGCCACTTTATATCCGGCATTTAACAGCATTTATCATTATGTATTTGATAAAAATAATCCATCTAGTTTAGCTTCTTTAGAGAGTAGTATAACTTCTCCAGACCAAATGAATATCTATTCTATGGTTCTTAATCATATTAATAAGACTTCTCCTGTTAGTTATTTACAATATAAATATAGTACTGATACTGGAGCTTATGTTGTAAGTTATCTTGATAGTGAAGCAATTTCTCAAAAGCAATCTGACCTAGAAAAACACTTAATGATTCAAAGCAAATTTGATAATTATACTAGTATGTTTGCAGACCACGGGATTTCTATAAACGAAGACCAATATAATCAAGTGGTAAGTGTTAATTTTAATATTGGAGGGGCAGATTATAATTTTAATCTAGCATCTAAAAATCTTACGAGAAATGGAAGTCTTGTACAAGATTTTAAATCTGATATACTAGGAAATAAACAAGGTTGGAGTGACTTCTTGTGGGATGTTTTAGAAAGACCAATTGATTCTACATTCCTTGAAACTGCGATAAAAATCAATAACAACGAAGACCTAAAAGGATTTGTTAATGTAGCTGTAGCAACGATAATTAGTGCAGAAATTCAAAATAGAGCACGAGCTACAGGAAATACTGTTAAAGAATTATTAGAAGGAGAATTTTCTGCAGTGCTTCCAGAAGGAAGTAAAGCTAAAGTATATTATGAACCAAATCTTGAATCTCCAAGAATTGGAGGAATTTTAAGCTCATTAACCGGACTAAAAGCATTGAGTAGAACAATAGCTGCAAACAATAGAGACACCACTAAAAGCTATGTGAAAAATGCTGAAGGTAATAATCTTCCAAAATATCGTTTAACTAGTGCAGGTAATGACGACATATATATTCTTAATGATGTTAAAGAGCAAGCTGCACTAGAACCTGGGCATCCAATGAATTCTAATTTATTTATTTCAGTGGATGGATTATTAAAAGGAACAGCTCTAAAAACTGATTTTACGAATGCAGATAATCAAACAAAAAATATATTTAAAATGCAAGCTAATGAATTATTGTATTCACAATTTGTGTTTGATTATTTGCAACCCAGAAGTAAAAATACAGCTGATAGACAATCAAATGAACTGGCTGGAATGGCAGCAATTCAACCTACAACTTACTCTGATAAGTCTAATATCTGGGTTAAGCTAATTGACATGGAGACTAAATTTACCTATAGAGATATTTACGGTAATGAAGTATTTACCAATAAGAGTTTGGGAGAAATGTCTGCTGACGAACTTAATCAGCTGAGATTTTCTACATTGCATGGAATGTATGAAAGTTTGTCTAGACAATTACTCTCTGATTATAAGCTATTATTTCTAGGTACTCAACTAATTACTCCTAGCGAAGATGGGTTAGGTTTATCACTTGCAGAATATAACTCATTATCTCCAGAGTTGAAAAATTTATTTGAAGAGACTGAAGAGTTTATTGGAGACAGTCCTATAACTACTTATAATTACAAAGAGAATTTAACTATCAACGATTTTGTTCCGTTAATTTCAAAACTTGATGAAGCCAGAATTTATCAAGCAATATTGTTCCTCCAAAAAGAAGGATTCTATATAGAAATTCTTCCAGAAGTTCATTACAGTAAGACTAAAAAAGGAATACAGTTTAATACTACTTTATTAGAAAATATAAAGAATTATTCTTTAAAGAACCTTTCTAATAAATCTACAATAAATAATATTCCTGAATCTTATTGGGATAAGAAAAAAGCAGAGGATAAATTATATGCGTTAACTCTTAAAATGAGCGGAGTTAAATTTGATTTATATGATGAAAACGGGTCTGAGATTAAGACATTGACCAATAACATAGATATGTCTGTACTTCAATCTGATTTTATCAGTAAATTAACTTCGAAATCAAAACAAGTTCTATACGATAAATTAAAGCTTACCTCAGATGAACAGGCAACGTATAAAAATATATGGGTTGATAATAGAACTCAGCGATTAAATAATTTTTATATCCTTAAAAAGAACGGAAATAAATATGATATCGTTGATAATATAGATTTAATGAGTAAATCTTCTGACCCGGAGTATGAGGTATATTTAAATCCTGAACTTAACACATTTAAATCTTTAGATAATTTAGTAAGTGATAATTATAATACAGCTACTATTGGATTGCCCTTCTTACATCCAGCCAAGGGAGCGTCAACAAATAATAACGCTTCTACTATGGATAAACTAATAGAAGAAGCTGCACGTACTACTGCTATGTATAAACGTGGTGTGGTTGTAGGAGCTACAATCCATCCCTTTATAAAAGGAAAAATTACAGGAATTCCAGATAGATATAAATTAGCTGTAATTGAAGACCTTTCTACTCCTGTATTTAATATACAAGGAGATAGTGACGGAGCTAAACAATTTGATGGTGGTATCTTTTTACACCCAATGATTGCTAGATATGAACAGAATTCTCTCGAAGAAATAGAAATGAGTCCTATTCATAGAAAACCTCTTGGGTACTTTTCTATGTCTAAATATCTATCTTCGGGATTGTTAAAATGTGCAACTTTTGCAGTTACTAACGAGTATATGAGAAATGCACAGTCAGGCTCTATTATAGGTAATTCCTTAATGAAACAAATGGCTGACAATCTTTGGGATATTCCTAACTTAGATATTACTGTAGATAGGAATGGAAAAAGAATTTCTTATAACGGAATAATCTACAGAGATATAAATACTTTAAAGTATTGGAAAATACGAAATATAACAAAAAATTATAAGTTAGGATTTGACGAAAACGGTAAATTAAATAATCAATATACAATTGAAAGAGTTCAGTTAAATAGTAAGGGAAGTCCTATTTTTATTAACGGCAAAGAAGTCATAGAAAAAATCACTAAGGATATAAGTTCCAATTATGATTTATGGATGGCTTTAGGTGGAGAATTTTCTGCACAGTTAGAAAACGGACAAATAAAATATTCCGAAGCATCTCTTGATAAAATTACAGAAGTTGGAAATCTTGTAGCTTTTAATAGAAATACTTATAATCAGCATCCATTAATAATGGAAGCTAAACTTCGCGGTTATAAAATCCATATTCCTCCTTCTTCAACTCAAGAAGTAGATGTTTCTCAGAATACTTATTACCAACCAATGAAGTTTTCTGATATTGCTTATTTAGCAACTGCTGGAGCCGTAAAGAATGGAATGGCTAACTTAAATCCAGGAAATTTATTTAAGAACGGATATAACCCTAATATTCCTGTATTATTAGATTCTGATAGAATAATATATGGACATCCTACAATAGGAAAAACCTATTTAAAAACTATTCATGACTCTTTTATATCATTTGACGATGATTATAAAAGTGATATAAACAGTTTTATTGATGAAAGATTAAAAGAAGGCCAAACTAGACAAGATTATAAAAGAGAGGCCCCTAATGAATATAAGCAACGCCTATTAGAATTATATGAAGAAGCTAAAACTAGAGCTAATCAAGAAAATAAAAGATTTTTCTTCTCTGACCAAGCTCTTCTTAAAGCTTTAGATGAAATAGGAGAATTAGAACAAATTGATAAAGTTCTCAATATTAAAGAAGCTGAGTTTGTTGAAAGAAATAGAAAAAGAGGAGAAACGAACGATGAAAATACGAGGGATTGGAAAAGAGGAATTGACACTTATATAAGTAAGCTTTCTGATAGAACTATCGATGTTGGAAGATATTACTTAAGTGATATTCTTGATAATAGCATTAAAGGAAAGCAACGCTCTTCTCTTACTTATATAACTATTAAACCTGACTATATTGGAATACAGCTAAACGCAGAACATGCGGTAGATGAATCCGAAGTATCAGAAATAACTCAAGTAATTTCTGCATTGGAACAAATGAGTACAAGTCATGAACTTGCTAATCAGGTATATGAAGATATCGGTAGGGTAATAGCAAAAGGATTACAAGAGTATAACTTTGATTTAAATAGTGAAGAAGACAAAACAAGAGTATACAAAATCTTAGGTAGAAACTTATTAAAAACATTTAGTGGAGGAAGTACAGATAGATTAGGACTTGCTTCTGCATACCTCGATTTAGTAAAAGAAGATATTTTAAGTGATAAGAGTTTAAATCAAATGCAATATAAAATTCCATTTGATGATAATAATATCTTCGGTATTTTTACTAATGGATTTACTAATGGAATAAATAGAGATATTATTAAACGTAAGTATAGCGGATTGCAGGCAATCTTAAATCCTTCTCACGATATTGTGACTGTTTATGATAACCCAGCAGGAGGAGTTTGGAAATATACTGATATTTTAGATAGAGTATCTACTCCGGAAGAAAGAGATGCTATATTTAGAGCGATGGATAAAGAAGTTGATATAGGTGAAATAAGAGCTGGGGATTGGATTCAAATAGGTAGAGAGTCTCCTGTTCAGGTTATGAATTATAGAAATAATAAACCTGGACAAATTGGATTGCTTGACCTTAAAGATTTAAGACTTACAAGAACAATTACTGTTAAAAGATTAGGTTCTAAAGGAAGAAATCTTCGTTCTGCAAATCATGTTCTAACATTAGTAGACGGTTCTGCTTCTAGAGGAATTGTCACTTTTGATACTTATGATTTAGACACTTCAAGATTATCATGGACCTTAAACGATAAAAAGTGGAAAACTCTAATAGAGTCTGATGTTAATCTTCAAATTGCTTGGAATGAGGTTGTAGAGCGAGTAAACCAAAAATTTGGACATACTCTAAAGTTAACAGATAATAAAGATATAATAAATAGTTATCTCCGAGACCTTATCAATGAAGATTTAATGGATTTATCAAATGGAAGATTTAGAATTCCAGTAGCTTATAGAACGACTGATTCTATTTTTGCTAATATAGCTAATGATAGGTTTGATGCTAACGAATTAGCTATCGGAAAAAATACAGCATCTAAATTCGGATTAAGGGTTGGAGATTCTCTTGATGAAATTGAGGCACAAGGACCTAAGTTTTTTGAAACAAGACAAAGAGAAACTATAGAAACTGATATAAGCTCTAGAAATTATGATATGTATTTTGTAAAAAACAATAAAGAGCATTTACATATAATGCTAAACAATAGCCCAGAAGCTAGAGCTAAAATTGAGTTATGGATTAAATCAGGAATGCTTGTAGAAGACCAATCTATTGATAAAGGTACTGTAAATGGAAATGATTATGTATTAGTTGATGGAGAAATAGGATATAAGATATCAGACGAAGATAAATTCTATACTTATATTACTTCCTCTGGAAAGAGTAGAAAAGTGTTAGTAACTTCTAATTTAGACACATTAAAAGCTATTGACCAATCTAGACTTTACAGTAATGTAGTTTATAATTATACCGGAAATAATATTGCAACGCTGTTTCCTTTACAAGTAAATTCTACATTTACTGCACTAGAAGACAGAGAAGCATTAGAAAATTGGGAAGAGCAACTTAAAACTGCTAACTCAGAACTAGAAAAAGAAACTTTAGCTCAGCAAATAAATTCTAGTTCTCATGCTGCATTGAACAATAGAATAAAAAAATCTTCTCAGGATATGTTTACTTCGTGGCAAGAAGCAATCAAGTTCATTGTAGCACGTATTCCATCTCAATCAATGCAGTCATTTATGAATATGAAGGTTGCAATGTTCACTGAGAGCGAGACTAATATATGTTACGTTCCAGTTGAACAAATTTGGTATCAGGGTTCTGACTTTAAATTAAAATTTTAACCTTTAGGCTACCACAAAGCTTATAAAAATATTGAAGTCGTTAAATCTCGTGAATTGACGGGGAACTCCTTAGAGCTTAACCTACTAAATTAGAGTAGTAATACATCTAATGGCGATAATCAACTACTATCGGTAAAGTAAAAAAGGTTAAGATTGGACAATCCGCATCTAAGCATCCTAGATAAATATATTGATATTAGACTTGTCAATTGACAAAACATTCATTATCTTTGTATTTTATAGGATGAAAGTTCATCGACTATCCTGAAAGGGAGTAGGGACTTTCATTTAATACTAACAATTAATATTAAATGGAAAATGTCTAGAAAAATTGCAAAGAAACTTAGTAAAGAACAGAAGAGTATTCTTATAGCCCTTCTAATTGGAGATGGTACCATCTCTAGTAATTACGTATTTAAATTAAGCCATTCTACTCATCAAAGAGAGTTTTTGGAATGGAAAATTAATCTATTAAATACGTTGGGGATAAAGAACAATGGGATAAAAGAGTATGTATCTAAAACAGGATACAATGAAGGAAAGCAAGTATTATATTCTCAAATGTCAATTAATCCAACTATAAAGGCATTAAGGAGAACAGTATATATTCCTAAAAAGACATTGAGTAGAAAATTACTTAATTGGCTAACTCCTTTAGGGTTAGCAATTTGGTATATGGACGATGGACATATTAATGTGAATACTTCTTCTCAAAGGTCGTCTATTCAGCATACAATAAAAATTGCAACTTGTGTAGACGAAAATACTGCAAACATGATATTGCAATATTTTAAAGAGGTTTGGAGTATAACATTTCGACTCTTTAAAGAAGGCAAGAATACTTTTTCCATTGCTTCTAGCTCGGAAGCAGATTGTGAAAACTTCATTAAACTTATTAAACCTTATATTATCCCATCTCTATTATATAAAATAAGAAAAAACTTTACTAAAGAAGAATTTATACAAATGCAATTAGACGGTCTCGAAGTGCGAGACATCATCTTTTGATGATGAAGATATAGTCAGTCGTATATCGAAAGATATATGGTCAAACGGATATTGATAAGGCGTTCATGTTAGGAGCAAGTATTTCTAATCAAGGAACATACTATAACTGGAGTCCTTTATTTAATTTCTTAAATGAAGAAACTTTAAATATATCTCATGATTTACCTTTTCCATCTGGAAAAAGATTTTTCTCGGCTGAGAATGGAATTATCTTAGAAGGAAATTATGATGAATTGCTTAGAAGAACTCCAGAGGAGATTATGGATTCTCCAAAACTGTACAGATTACTAGTTAACTTAGTTAGAGAAACTACTGATTTACCCGCATCTGGTAATAATAACATTGTAATGATTCGGGGATTAGATGAAGATTTAATAGAATTATTAAATCAACACAGTTTATATAATTTAAGTGAGAATGATTATCAGGAGGCAATTAAAAATAAAATTTTTAATGCTTTATGGAGAATTGGTTCTGATATACGTAATGTCGTGTCTGCTACTTCCCCTATTTCTATGGGTCCAGCTCAAGTAGCCGCAGATAATTCAACTTCTGGACAATTTAGCAAACTAGTTTCAAATGAAAATCCTGGAGCGAGAATAATTTTGCAATATCAAAATTCTATTGGTAAAGATGGAATTGGAGTATATGCAACAGGTATTAAAGTATTCTCTATCTTACTAAATTATTACAATGAGAAAGTAAATTCTGCAACTGAAGATACTTTGGGAAGATATACATTTCATAATATAAAAGGTATAGAGTCTAACGCTAATCCTGATGAATTAGCGAAAAAAACTGGAACCATTGATGTATATGATAATGAAGGAAATTTAATAGAGCTAAAAGAATCTCCAACATTACCTAACATTGCTATAAAATCGGATATTAATCCTGCTTTATTGGACCTTGCTGAAAAAGTTTATAAAAGAGGACCTCAAGAAGATGTATTTTTAACAATTTCAGTGCTACTTTCTGCAGCTACTGACAATGCTAAAGAGCTTATTCTTGAAAAGATTAATGCTGGGCCAGATTTAGCCTCTGTATATATATATTTATTAGCCACTGGTGTAGATTTTAAAACTGCTTCAGATTTCATGACTACTAGAGCAGTTACTATGGCTAATAACAAAGCAAAAAAAGATATACTATATATAAATGGAAAAAGGAATAACTTAAAGAAAGCCGTTCAATATTATATTGAAATGGCTGACCCAGATAATTACATTCCTATCATATATCAACAATCAATACTCGATTGGGGAGAAAGAATTCTAAATAAATTAGTTAAGTATCCAGAGTTTAAGTCGGAGTTAGAAGAACTTATGAAAAGTAGTTCTAATTTCTTTGAGATTCTAAACAAAATTCAAAATAAAAACCTGCTTGATGTAATTCATGAAGCTGCATATTCTGGAGCTGACTTATTGAAGGTAACTAAAAAACAGAGAAAAAAGAAGATGTCACGAGAAGAAATCGAAAATACGATGAATGATTTTGATGATTTAAATGACATTGCTTGGGAACAATCAGAATACTCAGAAGAGTTTGATATATATAACCCATCTTCAAAGGATACAAGACCTGAAAAAATGAGACTTTTATTTTCAAGATACATCGATGAACTTAAGAATAGGCGAGATGAATTAAATACTTTAACTGAGAAAGACCTTCACAATATGGAGGTTTTGTTAGATTTAAAAGAACGTTCTGATGAACTTACAAGACTAGGACGTTTTGGAAGCTTAAATCAAGGTATTAAAACTAAGTTAGTCGACAAGATTAATTATATTAATCAATTAGAATCATTTATTTCAGGAAAATTTAAAAAGTTCAACTCTGTAAATAAACTTAAGCCTGACGATGACGGTTATTTACCTACGAATTTTGATTTATTAAACTTCATTCAAGATGAAGATTATAAACAACAAATGATAGATAATTATGAGTTAGCTAAGGATAAGTTTAATATTTTGGATATTATTACATCTGTTCCTCATTTTAGTAAAATGTTGACAGCTCTAGCCATAGATAGCAAAGTTCTTGGAGCTTATACAGTAAAAAATAATTTGGCTAAAGAGTTAACAATAAAGGCTTTACAAGATAGAGCTATTATACAATTAACTCAGAAAGATATGAGTGAGGTTAATAGATTTATTAGTGATGCTATTATTATCAAATTCTTGAAATCTAATATAGTTGGAAATATATCATTGTCTCCAGGAATGAAAATGTATAATTCTACAGGTAAAGTAGTTCCTGTGTCTTCAGTAGGAAAAACTTTAGATTTAGGAAATGTATTTGATAGAGCTACATTTAAACTATGGTTTGAAGAAGAATTTATTCCAGACCAAAAACGCATCAATCCAAATAATAAATTTATTCAAGCTCTAACAAGTACGTATTTTAAGAATCAATACGGAGGATTTAATTTCTTATATAAACTTCCTATAGATTTAGGAAATCTTGAAGTTGAAGCAAATGAGATAGCGTTTTCTAATTATTTAAAGGCTTTCGATGAAATTAAATATACTAGACCACTATCTAGTACAAATATGACTTTGGGAGATTTGTTCTTCTTATATAATTTAATTGTCAGCAAAAACAATTTCGGAGATAATACTCTAACTAAAATTTTTGAAAATTCTTTAAATATAAAAGACAAAAATGAACGAGTTGAGGTTGAAAATAGCTTACTTCTTAAATTCATGGATTATGAAGGAAAATTAAATCCTGCACTTAACAGTGATTCTAATGGACTTGTAGAGGGAGAAGATTATAAATATGATGATTTATTGATTAGAATTATTAAGAAGGGAGAACCTAATGGAACTAAATTTACTAAAGAGTATGACCCATTAGAAAAAAAGACAGTAGTAAAAGAAACTGAATTTGGCCAAACTTCTAATATAGAAATGTTTTTAGAAAATAATACAATGTTAATGCCATTCCTCACAAAAGGATTTACTAAATTTAGTACGGAAACAAAGAATGATTTCATTTCTAAACTTGTAAATCTAATTTCTAATAATAAAGCAGAAGTAAAATTAACTTGCGATGAATAATTGTATTCAAATAACTATAGGCAAGCAAAAATATCAATTTAGAGACGTTGACATGAGTAAGTCTTCGTCTCTAGATGATATTATTCAAGCAATTGTTTCAGATTCAAATTATGCTAGCCAATTAGAAAATTTAAATGATGAATTGAATCAATCTGACTTAAATATGATAGAAAGCGTTGATGAAATTCCAGAAGATACTTTAGATAGAAATACTTACATTGCTGATTACCTAATAGGTAATGTTAATCCTTATACTCTCGTCCAAATATATAAAAGGACTGGTGTTCCACATTCAGAGTTTTTAACAGCATTTAAAACCATTATGGAAAGAGGTAAATCTAATAAACTTAGTTTTTTAGTATCTACTTCCCCTACGCAAGTATTTCTAGGAAATAAAAGAGATTTAATAGTTCTTAATAAGAATGATATGTACGATATGCCTAAAGTGCTAGGAGCAATGAGTTATGTATATGTACACAATCACTTATTAGATAATCAAAGTGCGGTGTATAAAATAGTAGAAAACACGTACGATTCTATTATGAAGGAACCTACCGCTTTGAGAGAAGAACTTGCAAAAATTCCTGATAAGTATTCTGCTTATAGGCGACTTTTATATTATACTCAATCTGCAAGATATGCGGATAAGCCTGAAATAATAAATTTAAAAACCACTCTAAGCAATCATATGTTTGGAGATGTAGTTAAAACCATTAAATTTAATAAAGATAAAGAATACTTTAAAGATTTACGTTTAAATCATTTACAATTTAAAAGTCTGGAAAACCTTTCGATTAATCAAGAATTTCCATCATCTATAAATTTCGGCAATTCATCTGTTTCAGTTAACGACCTTAATAAATTTAGGGTAGATTTTCTGAACGCTGAAAATTCGGAGGTTGAAGATGTTGTTGATGATGATATGCTTATTTTAAAGTTTACAACGTTAAATCCCAATGGGGCTTTTGATGTAAATTCACTTCCTACTAACAAAGGTCAAAGACTTTTGTTAATGACAAATCCTGTTGCAGCTTTTATATATGATATATCTAATCTCAATAAAATTAGTAAATATGTAGAAAGATTTTCTACTTCTACAACTGAAGAGTCTGAATTACAAGAAAAACTGGTAAATACATATACTACATTTGGAAAAGGTAAATTAGATGTTAATACTTTTATTTTAGATTTGATTCAAGAAGCCTCCACTAATAAGCTCAATTTTAATAATGCAGAAGATTTGCAAGGATTTGAAACTTTATTTATTCCAGATGTTGATGTGCATATGGATGAAAGCTTGACTTCTGAACCCAATCGTCTATTAAGGTTTAACCACTCTTCCAGTAAAAGTAAGTTTACAGAAAACGGGATAAAAATTATTTTTAATCCTAAAGTAAAATATATAGAAGCTACTCTAGGTTCTAGAACTAATAATCCTAGAATAGAGATAAATCCCGATTTTAATCTTAATATTGACGAACAATACGAAGATAAAGTATCAGCTTTAATGAAAGTTGCTGACGCAGTTAATTCTTCTAAAAGTTCTAGAAGAACACTTGTAATGAAGTATGATGAGAAGTATGATTATTCTTTAGAGAATGGAACAACTAATATAAATAAAGCAGCTTCCGCATTTTCTACATTTTTAACTTCTATAGCAGATTATTTAAATCCTAATAAACAGTTTCTATATATGAATTCAGATGGTATAGGACAATTTGCTCAAGCAATGGTAGTTGTTGCAGACCATAACAGTCTCAGTCCTGTCGTATTTGACCAACTAAGTAAAGATGGGATGTATGATAGAACTAAAGCTCCTAATATGACAGAATGGGTAAAAGTGTTTACTGGACTAATGAATTCTGTAGAATTTACCGATAGTGCTGTTCATCATTTTTATAAATGGGACTCTTTTTTAGAACGAGCGTTTAGTTCTAAACGTATAGATAGCTCTGGTAACGTTTGGAAAAATTTAAATGATGCTTTAACTAAGATGGAAGAAGACAGCGAAGAGCCTCTTAGTCAATTTGATTTATTAAAGTCTGGAGTTATTAGTATGATTCCTACTAATAAACAGAAATATAATTACGGACTCAGACATAAAAATATAGGCGATATATTCAGATTAAAGAGTGAAGAAAATAAAGAAAACTATATTGATGTTGAGTTAGAAGATAAATTAGTTCTTACACATAGACATTTAGGAAGTAGGAACTTAGATGAAACCAAAACACTTCAGCCCGGGGATGTATTTAGACCTACCCCAACAAGTAATTATCAAATTACGGTTATAGAGGTTAAAAATAATGGATATCTATGTGCGTGGATTGATGATAAAGGATTCCATTCAGAAGTTTTGACTAAAGAAGACTTAAAAGATGTTGATAGAACTCAATATACCGCTGAAGTTAGAGAATTGCCTAGTGGAGACAGAGGAGTTTATACTAATATAGGAATGTTTGTTCAAAGAGGGGACATCGTTCAATATATACATGTTAGAAACTCTGCAAAAATTATGCCTCTTTTATATGATTTCTTTAGCCCAGAAATTACTGATATTTCTAATAAAACAGGATTTAGTGAAAACTTTATTAGAAGAAATTATCTATCTTCGGTAGATAAACTTAGGGATGCAATCTTTATGGAGTTTTCTTTATCGGATGCAACGATAGATACTAATACTAGTATTGATGCTTTAACTAATTCAGATAATCTTTCTACTCCAGAGTTTGTAGAAGATTTGGCTAAAAGTTTATCTGATAACGGAGTTGGGATTAAAACTCTTACTATGGAGGAAATGAAGGTTCAGTTCCCAACTTTAAACAATGTAAAGGCATTTGTATATGATGGAGAAGTTATATTAAATAGAGACTTAATGACTGATGATACACTTATTCATGAAATATCTCATTTATTTTTGGCTGATTTGAAGTTTAAGCGTCCTGATACATATTATGATTTAGTAAATAAAATGGAAGGTTCTGAAATTTACGAGGACATAAATACAAACGGAGCCTATGATGAACTTTCTCATAACGATAAATTGGAAGAAGCTTTAGTACATGAGTTTTCTGATTATTTCACTAGAGTTCTAAAAGATTATAGAGATAGAGATATTAGTTTAGAAGAGGTTGACTGGGAATCTATCCTTTCTGATGCATTACAAATTGATGTTAGCGAATTTTACGATGAAAACATTTATTCGGTAATGCAATTAACTCTTAGTGAATTTCATAATAATTACTCTACTCAAAAAACAATATATAATAAACAAAATGCCTTAAAATCTATAAGATTAAGTAATATAAAATCCGAGTTGTTGAAGAATGCTAGTACAGACTCAGGATATAGACTAATTGAAATTTGCGAATAATATGGCTTGTTCATATACTTTAAGAGACAATAAATCAAATAAGGTTATTACCTTCACATCTGAAAAAGCATTAGACAACTACTTGAAACTACATTATACTGAATTTGAAGGCTTGATTAATCATGCCTTTAGATTTAGTAAAGACTATACTAATATATTATCAAGTGATTATGAAAAATCTAAAGCTATATTAGATAAGGATAGAGAAGCGGCGAGAGCAGCTAAGAAGAAAAAAGATACTGTTAAAACTTTTGCAAGTTCTGGAAGTAATATTTATGATGTAATTGAATCCGATGATGCAACTTCAGGAGGATACGTTTCTGTGCTTAATTACATTGCTCAGCAAGGTTTTGTTAAGGCATTAGATAGAGATGCTTATACTCATGCATTAGAGAGCGAGGCTTTGAAAGAAGTTCCCTCAGACGCCCAAAATAAAGAAGCAATATTATTAGAAACTAGAAATTATATAGAAAAGGTAGAATTTCCTTACTGGCAATACCTACAAGAAATAGGTAGAGGCTTTCACTATATATTTGACCAAATTATTAATGCTAAGCCAGGTTCTAATGTATCTATAGAAATGATACAATCTATTTTTAGGTCTAGATTTAGAAAAGATTTTGTATCTGGAAAAAATGTTACTCACATTGATGGAGTATCTGATAAAGCCTTAAAATCATTTATTACTCAGATAACTGCACTAAAAAAAAATATAATAGACAATAAAAATAGAGGTAGAAAAGCTATAAAGGTATTTACTGAATATATTGCAGACCATAATGGGGGAGAGGGCAATAAAATAAGAGGTAAAATAGACTTACTAGTCGTTTATGAGGACCAAGAAGGAAATCAATCTGTTGAAATTTATGATTTAAAACTTTCTACAAAACCAGAAGATAGATGGGATTCTGATAAAAAAAATGCCATCCAATATCAGTTAGGGTTTTATAAGAGAATGCTTCAAGAAAAAGGAATTCCAGCTAGAAATATTTCTATGAAGGTTATTCCAGTTCTTCTAGAGGATGTCAATAAGGAAGATTTAAGTCATGCAATAGGTAATGTAAATGTAGGAGAGCCTATTACATATATTCCAAGTGTAGGTCAGCAAACTAAAATAGAACAATCAATTCCCATCCCAATAGGTAAAGAATTAGTAAGTAAGCCATTGTTAGAAACGGTTGCTGGAGTAGTTTCTAAATTTTTCCCTGTTAGTAAAATCAATCAAACAGATGCTATAGATTTCGATGTTCTGTATAAAGATAAAAAATATGGGGTAAGTATCGACCCGTCAACTGGAAGATATAGATTTGAAGATACTACTCGTTCTAAGAAAGAGCATAGATTCATTTATGCTGATACAGAAGAAGAAATCAAGGATGCATTTAAAGATTATTTAAGAAGAAAAAGTGACCATGATAATGATGTTACTAATACAATTTCTAAAGACTTAAAGTTTGCCTTAGATAGAATAAATGGAAACATGGGATTCAATCCGAATAGAGCTTCTTTAAATGTAGTTCCAAGCGGAACATATGAAGATGCAAAAGGTTTACTTGAACTAAACTTATCTAAGTATAAACTGGAACCAGATTGGGAAGTCATGATAAATGAGTCATTGACTTCCATGAACATTATTATGTTGGTAAATAAATCAAGAAAAGAGATGGATTTTATATCTTTATCTCCATATCCTCTTGATAATGTTATTAACCTAGGGAAGGGAACTTCTTTAATGGGACGATTTAAAACTAATTCTCAAATGGAATTGGATAAGTTATCAATAAAAGCTTCTATTGGAAATATAGAATTGATAAAGTTGATGGCGGTTGCCAATTCTTTTTCTGATACAGATTTAGGAGATTTTTCCATTGGAGAATTAAAAACCATAAATATAGACAAAAGTGAAGTAGTTTATTCTTATATAAATCAGGATAAACTTATCCATAATTATAATATGTTGGCTGACGCCGCTGGATTAAAAAGAAATGGATTTAAATTCACTGATATGTTTACTATCGTAATGAGATATTATCAAAGCATTGCTAATAACGATTTACAGACTAGACTTAAAGGTATAACTGAATTATCTCCTGATGGAGATTTGGATTCTTTATCAAAAGCAGCTAAATATGAAGAATTAAAATCTATGTTTAAAAACTTGCAAAGTAGATTTTTTTCAGGAAATGTTGCCCCAGATATTAATAATCCTATCACATTCTTATATCTTCAGGTAGCTAATGCTTTAACTCAATACGGAAATACTGCAGTAGATATATTTAATGATGAACTGTGGAACAAACATTTTGGAGATGTTTTTAAACAGTTAAAAGACGGCTCTCTATTCAATGGTACGTATTTAAATACTATCGATACTACTCCTATCGTTCGTTCTATTGCAGCCAGATTAAGTGCTACCAATAGAAATATAACTAATAGATATGAAGCCTATAAAAATAAAGATAGACAAATAACTAATAAATATTACAAAGGTGCAGGTCAAGGGTTCGTCGGAAAAACAATTCTTAATAATGCTACAGTCATGTTCAAAAGATTATTGGACAATTCCGAGGAAGGCAAGAAAAAATTTAAAGTTAAAAACCCTTGGGATTCCTCTAGCGATTTAAATCCGGCAGAACGTGAATATCTAAAGTATTGGTTAGAAGACTTAAACAGAATGCGTTTCCCTAATCAGTCTAGAGAAGAACTTGGAGAAAGATATTTTGAAATTCCTTTATTACGAGGTTCTTCGTGGTCTAAATTAATAAACGGAAAAAATAGTTTGGCTACATTTAAAGAAGATGGGGCATTGGAAATGGTTAATCCTAGAATGACTACTACTGAGCAAGAACGTTACATATCAGAAGATTCTCTTAAAACTTTGGTTGAGATGTATAACGTATTTGATGCTTCTAACTCAATCGGTGCAAGAGAAGGAATGTTGGCATCTACAAATGGAAAACCTGAACAAGTTTATGAAACTAACCTCGAGCATATCAAAGATATGTATCAATTCTCCCTTATTAGAAAAGAGGAAATGGATGAAATTCTTCCGGCAGTAAATGCAGCTATCGTATCTCTTCAATTTGTTCAAACATTGTCTCACAAAGATGCTAAAGCGACCATTGACTTTTTGAATGAATATATTAAGTCTTCTGTATTTGACGAATCGCTGGTTCCGAAAGAGAGCAGAGGAATGTACAAATTGCTAGGAATGGCTAAAGGTGTTTCTACCAACTTTATTCTAGGTTTTAATTATTTATCTGGAGCTAAAGAAACTATAACAGGATTTTTTAATCTATATGAAAAGGCTGTTGCAAACTCTTTAACAGATAAGGATAGAATTGGAGTTAAAGATATGACCTCTGCATACACTACAGTGTGGGTAGATTCAGCTAAACAAGTAGGAACTATTACTCTTCTAGAACATTTAAATTGGCAATATCGTATGGCAAATGTTGATATGAATGCTTTAGTAGATAGAATGAACTATGAGATTACAGATGGATTAAGATTTAAAGATAGAATGTTTTGGGCTAATAGAGCTCCAGATTTTCTAAATCGTATGACTATTCTTGTAGGATATATGAAAAAACATGGATGTTATGATGCCCATACTTTGTTGCCAGATGGAACGGTAAAATACGACTGGAAAAAAGACAGGCGTTTTAATTTATTAGCTAATCCAAATGCCGATATAAATTCTGCAGAATGGCAATATCAACGTTCGCTCTACAATAGAATGATAGAGTCATTTATAGCATCCAATATTAAAGTAGTAAATCCAGACGGCACAACTAGAACTCTTACTACAGAAAAGGATAGTAGAGGTGTGTATAAAGATGCTTTACCGCAAGCCTATACCGAAGAAGAAGCTAAAATGATTAAGCAAGAGTCAGATAGTATGTTTGGATATATGGACCATGATACTAAATCTTTATATCTAAAAAAAGGATTATTCTTATTCCTTCACCAATTTCAAACATTCTTATCTGCAAAGAAAAATCAGTGGTTCTTAAAACGAGGAGTTTACGATTATGGACACTGGGTGCATTTAACAGAAAACCCCGACGGCACGGGAGCTAAATTATACTGGAAAACTATAGAAAATCCAGATGGAACTATTGAAAGAATAAAAACTACAGAAAATACTGGAGAGCCTATTATAGATTGGCAAGGTAAAATAATGGAAGGAATATTCTGGTCTCTGAAGGATTTATTTAATTTTACTAATCCTAAATTAGCAGCCGAGGCTTGGAGAGACCCTGTTAAAAGAAGAAATTTGATTCTTGCTCTAGAAGATATGGCTATTATAGGATTCATAGCTCTCATTATAGCTTTATTATTTGGAGACAAGGAAAAGAATTCGCTTTCCCCAGCTGAACAAAATGTTGTAAGACTTGCAAATAACATTGGGGGAGAATTTAATATGTTTAAAATATTTACTGGTGCTGTGGATTTTAAAATGCCTATGTTCCAATTCTACGGTGAGGTATTTACTGATGGAGTAAAAGTATTAACCGGAGATAAACATGTATTACGTATGTTAACTGATAATACAGGAATATTTAGGCCATTAAAACCTACTGTAATGGAATACTTCCAAGCTCCTAATTCACAAAAATAAAAAAAATAAGGGCGACAATCAAGCATATACTTTCGTATATACCTGACTGCCGCCCTTAATATTTTATTTAAATAAATTTTTACTATAATTATAAGCCTTAATCACATTAGTTATGAACTCATCTATTGTTCCATTGTTGTCTATTTCAACCTCCACATTTAATGAGTCTATGTATTTTTCACTTTCATGATTTCCTGCACCACTTCCATTTCTAAGAATTTTCCAAATAATTCCCTTATGTTTATGTATAGCCTCAACTTCATTTGGAAATCTAACGTCTGGAATTATCCACTTAATTTGCCCTTCTTGGCTATGATTATTTATTTCTAGTAAATAGTCATTCATTAATGCCTTTACCCATAAGTCCGCATCAATAGCCCTTCCAACTTGAGTTCCAAATTGTTGAAGAAATTCTCTATTAGTCATAGGAGTTCCGTCGTAATTATATAAATCTAAAATAGTTGGGCTGTTTTTAAATTCAATAGATTCGAAATCAAGTTCGCTACAATTCATAATTGTTGCAGCACATCTTTTTAATTTTTCTGCAAAACTGTGCTTCTTCCAATCTGAGTAGTTGGGGTTGTATTCGTTCAAAACACACTCTTTACAAAAATCTTCTAATGATTTTGCATCTTTAAATAATGGGCTTACTTCCCATACGTCTATCGCTTGCACTATTTTACAAGCTGTGTCCTTTCCTGCTTGAGCATTTCCGGCTATTCCTAGTAGCATTTAGTCTTCAATTAAATTAGCGCCTACAACAATTAACAATAATCCTATTCCTCCAATCCCTAATAAAGTATGAGCCATAAACATCATATATAGTATTAAAGATACTAATATAGCCCCGCCTATTGCTACACAAACCTCTCCTGAATGTTCACACAACCAATTTTTTGACAATTTCAGCCACAATTTTTCCATTTGCACTAGGGAATTTAGATTTAATTTCTTTAATGACTGCACCCATTTCTTTTCTAGAAATCGTATGATAATTATTATTTTCTAGCCAATCTTCTATATCTTTTGTAGTAGGTTCCACAGGTATTAATTCATCCAAAATAATAGATTCTTCCGTCTCAATATTACTTAAATCCTCGCGCCCAGCAGATTGGTATTCAATAGCACTATCGACCCTCTGGTCTCTCATTTTCTTTAATAGAGTTATTTCAGCAATTTCATCATAAGGCTTAGCATTTTTAGCTGTTTTAAATGCCTGAATTTCAGATTTTATAGCTCTATAGGTTTTAACTCGCACCGGCTGTTTGTCCTTCATCGCTTGAAGAATCATTAAATCAATATTTATCATATTTATTGTGCACTATAATTAATACTATGTCTTCTTTTTATATTCTGAGCTGTTCCTCCATTCCATCTATCTTTTTTGACAAAGGCAATATCTATATCTGAAGCTCTTGTCATAGCGGAGTCTCTTTCTTCATCAGTTTTATACCCTCCATGATAACAAATAGGGATTCTGTCTGTTACACTTGGAATATGTCTGGGTTTGTCAAACATATGGTATATTGTTAATGGACACATAAAATTTTCAGCAATGTAATCCATAGCCATTTTATCAACTCCCTCATAATCTCCTACTACGAACTCTGGTTTATCATCTTCATAATAAGCAGTTCTCAAAGCCATTATATAGTATTTTTCAAACTCTTCTTTAGTTATGTCTCTGTGTCCACTTACAAAATATATCATGGTACTATTTGATTTTCTAATGGTTCAGATTCTATTACTTTAATATTATACCAAGAAATAGCTTCAGTGATTCTTTGTTTATGATTGAATGCCCATTTGTATTTCTCGATATCTCTGATTGGAATCCATTGAATTTTTTCAACTTCATTTTTCTCTCCTTCTCCGTTTAAAACAGCTTCCATTGATACTGAGATATCATCCTTCCCATATTCTAGAATAGTGAGATAGCGGAGAGTTACATTTCCGTTGCTATCATTTTTAGGGTCAGTCTCTACACCAAAGAGCGTCCATCTATCTGGATTTATCTTAACTCCAGTCTCTTCAAAAGTTTCTCTAGAACACGCTATTTCAGCTTTTTCCATATCCAGATAACCACATGGACAATTCCAATAACCTTGAAAATCTGGAGTCCCACTTCCTCGCTGATTAGCTAATACACACCATACATCCTTTATTTTACAAAATGTAAATGCTGCAACAGCACAATATCGACCAGACCATAAAGTCTTGCCAGTATGTTCTCCCTCTTTAATCGTATAACTCCAATTTCTCATCTATGTCTTCTTTTTGAAATAATTTTTGAATCCTTACAATCATCTGGACAATATCGTGATGATTTAGAAGATTCGAAATAAACATTTTGAATTCCGTGTATTTCATCGTCTTCTACTATGGCTTTATATACTTGAAGAGCTCCATCTTTACGCATATAAGCAATATATATAGGAAGATGAAGCTGTAATGCTGTATCTAGCTCCTTACGAACTCCTCTTGTTAAATCAGATAAATCCTTTGACCAATAATAACAACCTAAAATAAACACTACTGCGTCAGATTTGGATAGACATTCTTTCTCGTAAGGAGTTCCCATTTTCCAATAAATAGGATTGGCTCCTTTATGTTTTAAGAACTCAGCTACCTCTTTAGCATAATGTTCATTTGGAATACTATATGAAATATATACGTTATTTTTCGACATTTTTGTAAAGGTTAAATTGATGAATGTATTGACTAATTGCTTTAGGTACTAAAGGATAAATTTGTTTCCCGTCTTTTACTAAGTACCTAATCATAGTAGAGCTAATATTAAAGGTATTGCTGATATATCCATCAACTCCGGTTTTGAAAGCTATTCCATCTCTATTTACTACTATGAGTTTAAAGTTATCAAGAATCCATTGACCCTCTTTCCAGCTCTTGATTTCGTCTGCGATGTCTGCACCAACTATTAAGTAAAGCTCTTCATTAGGATAATCTTCCTTCAGTAACTGAAGAGTTTGATAAGAGTAATGAGGGTCCAGAGTTCTGTAATCAATACTAGATAGTGTACAATTATTAATTTCTTCAATAGCTAGTTGAACCATGAAACATCTATGTTGAAAGTCCACAGCTTTATTTTCTTTCCATACGTTTTGCATTGTTGGAACTACTACTACTTCGTCAACTAAATTATCGTTTAACACAGATGTAATCATATACAAATGACCCATGTGAATCGGGTCAAATGTTCCTAATAAAAATCCTACTTTCATTTGTTGTATTATATTAATTATATTTTTCTCTTGATATATAAATTGGGGCTTTCTTACGTTTAAACTCAGATGCCAGATGTCTGCTCCATACCTTATTAACTACATCTTCTCCATACTTTTTACATAAATCAGATTTTTTATCTGCTTGGATATATACTACATTTCCAGCAAGCATATAAGTTTCCTCGGAACTTTCATACGAAGTAAGTGTTTTAAGAATGTCATCAACTTCATTATAACTTTTAGCTCCAATCTGCTCTAAGTCACTATTACTAATGCCAAGGCCATCAGTAGGAGTAAGAGACATTGACTTTTTAATAGCCTCACACATATCACAAATTTTCCTAGCACCATCCGCATCCACTTCTTTCTTTATCCCACACCCATAGTAATGCCTTATTAGCCACTTAGCCAACTCATACACTTCAGTCTTCCATAGTCCTTGGATTGGGTCAAAATCACCTACATCACCATGAATAGTCCAAAATCCAAGCTGGTATTCAGTTTGATTATCGGTAGATATTACCAAACCATTATAAATAGAGGCTAAGTTATAAAGATAAATCATACGAAGTCTAGCTTGAATATTACCATCAGCAATAGGAGTTTGTCTTAAAGAAGTAAGATTATCTCCATCTACTAAAGTTAAGAATTTATTGAATACTTCATAAAGATTTGTAACCTCAAAATTATTACAAAAAGCTTTTCCAACTAACTTAGACACATCAAATTCATCGCTCCTATTCTTAATAGGGAGACTTCTACCTATTAATGGAATGCCAGTTTGTTTACTTACTTCATGGCAAATAGCTGCTACAACAGTAGAATCGATTCCTCCACTGATTCCCAATACCATCGCTTTTAGGTTGTTAGTCTTCACATAATTTTTAGTCTCAGTTACTAAGATTTCAAATACTTTACTATAGTCTAGATTATTCATTTCAATTCACGTTTAAATGTGTATATAAGTCTTGAGACTTTAGTAGAAATAGAAATGTCTACACGTTTAGAATATTCATGAGATACCATTCCTACTAATTCCCAGCCTAAAGACCCTAGAGCGTCTAATTCACTCTCTGATACTGGATGGACTCTTTCTAACATTTTATATTCAAACTTCATATTAACTGTGTTTATAAAATAGATAATTGTATTGAGCTTCGGTCATTTTGACAGCAGCACACAGAATCCATCCTTGAGCTCCAAGCTCATTTAGTTCATCTATACTCATTACTGAACCATATACAGTCTTCCTAAGATATTCTATATCCATATCCTAAATCAATTAAACACCTTTGAACATCCTCAATCTTTCCAGTATGTTTGCCAGCATCATCAGACAATTTAACACAACCAAAAATTGGCTGATTAGGATTCATCTGACAACTAGTAAGTTTCATTACAATATTGGCTGGCCTAAAACCAGTATCATTAGTAAGATTAGTTCCTATTCCAAACGAACATCTGATTCTACCTCTACAATACTCCATAATGTCTTGACATTTATCAAAATCTAAGGCATTACTAAATACAATAGTCTTAGTTGTAGGGTCAACACCAAGTTCTTTGTAACGAGCAATCATATCATTTATAAACTTATATTCATCTCCAGAATCACATCTTACTCCGTCAAACAATTTAGCCTGTTTACGGGAAAGATTTTTCATAAATATATATGAAGTGTAAGTATCTGACAATGCTATACCTAAATCTCCATCATATACGTTTATCCAATTTTCAAGAGCCATATAGTTCGCCTGCCTGTAACCATACATAGCCCCATGAAACATAAACCATTCATGAGGATGTGTTCCTATCATAGGCATACTATACTTCATTGCTAAATAACAATTAGAAGTACCAGTACAATAAATAGAACCTTTTTTAATCGTAGATACTACTTCATCCTGAACATTATAACTAAAACGTCTTCTAGTACCGAATTCTGAAAACTTGATTCCAGCAATATTCGAAAGCTTAATTTTGGGTTCAAGTCTCTTGATAACATCTGTTAAATCACAATTATTATCAAATATACGATTACGCAATTCAGACACGATTGCAAGTATAGGAACTTCATATAAAGTAACTTTATAAAGATAATCTGTCACTTTGATATGTAGATGTCTATTTTCATCTAAGGATGCTTGTATTTTGCTAGAATTAAACTTAAACGAGGATATCCATTCCCAATAAACTGAAGGAATAAACCTACAATTGTTATTCATATATTCTTGTTCATCTTTGGTTAGATGAAGCATTCCCAAAGAGCCAAATTCTAAGTATAATTTTTCTACAAAATCCTTTGGATATTCTGTATTATCGCGGTCAATAAATTCAAATGTTCCCTTAGCTTGAGGAAATAATTTCATATAAGCATACGAAGTTGTAAACTTATATAAGTCTGTATCTAGTATTGATTTAATTATCATTTAATTTGAATTTAAATTATATTTATTAATTAATTTATCTAATTTATCCCCTCCATCTATAGAAGCTATATACCTAGTATCTACCAGAATATTATTTTTGTAACCCATAGCTATCAAACTACATATAGTTTCGTACACACAATAATCACCAGCTATGCCAACTACTCTAATTTCATCATCTGGGTTAGATTCAAAATCAACTAGAATATCAGATAAGGCATTGAAACTAGTTATATTATCAAACACGCTATACTCTTCCTTGTCAGGATTGTTTCCTTTAGTAAAGATATTTACATTATACTTATTAAGTACATTCCATAATGGAGTATATATACAACTTCCGGTGGTGCCTGTAACACAATGGACGGGCCATTGACCTCCGTTCTCTTTAAATGAGCAGTGATTGGAAGGATGACAGTCTTTAGTAACCATTACACAATCACAGTCAATATCATCGTTTAATAATGCATTGGCAAGAGCGTCCATTTTTTCCTTAGCTCCTTCCACAGCCAAAGACCCACTGATGAAATCTATCTGTGGGTCTACAATTAATAAAATTTTATTCATGGTTTGTCAAATGCTGCAATTACTATTGTGAGTATAAGAAATCCAAATATAAGAGCAAAAGGTATCCATAGTGGGGCAAACACCCACCACCAAGACCAATTTATAGTACCTATAAGCTTTAACACAAGGAAAATTAAGAAAAGAACTGTAGAAATTCCTATTCCTCCACTTGAATTTGTCATTCTATATTTAAAATTAAAGGGTTATTTACTAATTTATATTGTTCATTTACAGATGAAACATTAGCTAACTTAATATCATCCAAAGTTTGTAGTGTATGTTCTCCAGAATGTATATGTCCGCAGAATACATATTTCGGATGTTTTCTAAGAATTTCATCAGCTAGCCAAGGATTTCCAGCATCTACTCCACTTTGAAAACCTTGGGTAATTGTACCTACCCTGCACAGTTTTGGAGCATCATGACTGAGAACAATATCACAATGTTCTGGCATTGTAGAGTATGCTTCTATCAATGTCTCAGGTTCATACATATATGCCCAATTACCAAAGATTTTACAATATGGAGTTCCCCATATTACATATTTCTTATCCTCGAAGTAATACTCTTCTTTCTCATTATCGAGAAGCGTTATTTTGTATTTGGTAGGAGCATATAGTATACTAGATTTCTTAAGTTGGTCTTTATACATATTTGCTAGTACAAAGTCATGATTTCCTCCTACCATAAAAACATATTCACATGGAAGATTAACAATCCATTCTGCAAATTCTGTTTTAAGCCACTTTTCACTTTGAGGAATATTCCTCTGCATCTTAAGTGGGACAATATCTCCGCAGATTAAATAAATATCACATTCTTCTTTTATTTCTGGGAGGATTCCATGTAAGTCTGATAATGCGCCAAATTTCATTTATGTTTTCTAGTTTTTATATATTCGTTTAGCAAAAGGAAGGACAATAGCAATATCTATTTCTACGATTTCTCCTTTTCTGAGGAGGTCTGCAAAGTCAGTAATGTAGTAATAGATGTAAGTATTAATTTTTTCATACTCTCCCGCCAAACTCCATCTTCATTAAGAGTAGGTTTTATTCTCCACAAACGGAATCCTTCATCGTCTCTCGTTATCCAAAGTCTCATTCTGTTATTTTCTTTTTAAATTCTTCGAACGATTTTATCTCTGGAACCTCGTCTCTGTTAATTATCCAATATTTACTTGGAGCCTTACCTTTATGGTTTGCTCTATATTGGTTATACATATCCGCGATTTCAAAGAATGCTTCGATATTCTCTCCCATAGCATCCGCCAAATCCTCTATTTTAAATATAAAGTATTTGAACTGATTTCCATTTTCATCTTTTCTTGAATACAAGTCTTTTATAAATGTACTCAAAGATGGAATTTCCACTGGCTCGTCTTCCCACGTTTGGTTTCCAGCGTAGAAATAGAACATTTCCTTATATATGGGCATTAAATCTGGAACAAAATCAAACGATATAACATCGTCATCCTCTACCCACTCTTTTTCTCCTTCTCCACGTTTAGGACAACCACATGTATCAACAAGCCATTGCTTACCATTTTTATCGGTTACTGCATATGTCTTTCTCATATTTCAATTTCAAATTTTATAGGTTCATCCATATATGTCATATCTTCTGGAATAGAAAAGCTAAAATGACACTCTGGATGCAAATCATTAGTATAACCATAAATATCGTATTCAGGGTCTACATTCCAACTTTCTCCATCAAAAATAGGAGGGTTGTCATAATACCAACCCTGCCCATCTTTATCGATGGCGTAGTAATAAGTTTTAATCATTATATGATATTAGTTTGTAATATACAGCACTACCTATCCAATGCGGGTTTACTAAGCAAATCTCTAGAATTCTAATGACATTAGATTACATACTATATTTGTTTTGTGGAGATGTTTTCTCAAGATTTATTAATACCTTCATGTTTTAACCAATCTTGGAAGTACCACAATTGTCCACATCCTCCACCAATATCATCTTGGCCAGCAGGATTAAATACTCTCGTCGAGAAACCTAGCTCACACAATTTTTCATTGAAATCTCTGATAAGACAAATTTGTCTATCAATAGAATTCTTCACAGTTTCATCCTTTTCGCAAATTACAGAAAGAGTAGTTTCCCAAACATCAGTCCGGAAAAGTTTGTACAGTCTCTTTGCATCTTCCTCTGTGTCATTTCCTTCATGCACACAGTAATTAAAGAATGGCTTTCTTCCTGTATTGGCGGCCCAAAACTCTCCTGCCGAGGCAATCTGACGGAGGGTACAAGTCTTAGTCGGAATTAATTTTGCTCTAGCTTCATCAGTTGATTCATGGACTGAAAACTGCAATCCGACTTGAGGTATTCTTTTAGAAAGCTCAATAAACTCTGACATTGCATAATACAATGTAGATGGAGCAGATGTAGATATTAATAATTGAGCATTTGGATATAAATCGTGTAAAGACTCAATAGCCTGTTCCAAATTAATGTAATTTAAAAACGGCTCTCCCATACTCATAAACATAATTTGAAATTTCTTAATGTCTTTAGTATCACAATCAATGGTGCTTAGAACTGTAGTTACTTGTTCTACTATTTCACTCCAATCCAAATTTCTTACAAAAAACTTACCAGTTCCACAAAATGCACACCCAACTGGGCATCCTGATTGTACAGAGCAACAAATCACTGTTCGCTTAGAATATTCTCCATAACGATAGAGAACCGCCTCTGCGATTCCCTTCTTTGCTATTTCATTAGCTCTCCATTCAAATACAAACTTCTTAACGTTAGTGTCAGAAGATTCAAAAATTTTATATTCCATTTAACCTCTTAAATTTCTCTTAGTGATTATTTCTTTTAGTTGTTGCCAAGACACCGGCGTGTAATCATTATTATCCACGCCAACATCATATTGATTTGGCACCAGTTTATCATCGAAGGGAGTTTTCTTTCCTTTTTCAGTATGGATGTGTCCATATAATTGCCAACTTCCTCTATGAAAGCCATTCCATGTAATCATAGGGTAATGACTCATAAAAATCTGTTGGTTTTTACATTCATCATCACCAGTTACAGTAATCATCATTTGTTTTTCGACAGCCTCGAACCCATTTTCTGGAATATATGAGTGTTTGTCGTGATTGCCCAGCACAAGATATTTTGAGCCGTTTAGTTGAGGTAAGATTTTTTCCCAACGTGTCCTTTGTCCAAAGCAAAAATCGCCCAATATAAAAACAGTATCGTCCCAGTTAACTACTTTATTCCAGTTCAGAATGAGTTGTCGATTCATCTCCTCAGTAGTTTCAAAAGGACGACTACAATATTTGATAATATTTGTATGGTCAAAATGACAATCAGAGGTAAAAAATACATGATTGCAATCAAATTTATTATTTAAATTCGCCATTTTTATCTAATTTGTAATAATTGTTCGTCGATATTGCGAGCTTCCATTCCAGTTAAATATGGTTCAGCTTTATATGTAGTATAACAAGTACACTTTTTAAACTTCTTTCCAGAAGTACAGAAAGGGCAGATGTCGTTTTTTCCAATTTTATGTCCAGTCAGTCTCAATTTATTTCTATATGGGGTATGCATTTTGACCCACATATTTTTAAAATCCTCATTATTCATAAGTTCTGACATAGTTTCTCTCATTGTAGCTTTATCACTGTTCATTTCCATTATATTCAACTTTTAATTTTTTAAATTTGCCACATTTAGTACATTTAAAAATGTGGATTTTATATCTTGAGCCGTCTTTATCCACAAGAATCTCTCTGAACAATTCAAAATCGTGACAACAAAATAATTTGCCAACAATTTGTCTAACTATTTGTTTTACAAATTCCATATCACCAACATGAAATGTCCGTTATATCTTTTTTAGCCCTACATATGTCACATTTTACTATTACAGCACATCCAAGTCCAGTAGGATAAAATGTTATAGAATATCCTCCACCTATAATTCCTGCCTTCTGTCTACAAGATTTATGCTCAGCTACAAACTTATGATATTGTTCAGTCTCGTTTTCATTTAACGGAAAGGTTGTTGTTTTCATTAAATATGAAAATCTATTACAGTTACAGGAGTATCATCTCTCAAAGTGTCTATATATTCCCAAAATTCCGAGTCCCATTTATCTCGGTCTTTTTCATTAGAAGTCATTCCAAACCATCCCATTTCAGCTGACTCTACCCAATCTCCCCCACAAGTAACATAACAGAAAGGAACGCGGCTATTTTCTTTCATTGCGTTCCAGTCAATTTCATCTTTAGTTGCATACACAGCCTTAAGGGGATTTCCATTTTCATCTTTTTCTTTAAGTAATAACCAAGCTCCCCATCTACCACCTTCAACATACCAATCCCATTTAGAATCAGGATTATAAGTGGACAATAGATTACCTTCATCATCAATTTCGTATCCCCACTCTTTGGCTATTTTCCAGGCTTCTTCATATGAAATATCTATTCCTTCATCTATAACTTTTTTAGCCCAATCTACATTGCTTTGCTCATGTTCTGTACTAGGATTCGGAAAACGCTCTAGCACTCTTAAAGCGCATTCATAAGTATCTATACGCTCTTGTCGAACTCGATTGATTGCATCATCTTTTGTATACTTAATGTATACATCAACTTCTCTATTTTCGTCATACGGTTCTAACAATTCATTATAATTGTATCCGAAGACTAATCCTACAAAATGTGACATACAAATAAACTATTAATCAATTTCTACTTTTGTTTCTGTTTTCTCTAGACAGGCATTTGGATTTGCGTCAAACACAAGATTCAATAAACATTCGTCACTAACTTTATCTTCCCAACATCGTTTATGAAGAGGGCAAGTGTCGCAGTTATAAGAATCTCCCTTAAACTCTGAAAGCTTATATACTTTATTATTTATTATAATTCCGTTCATACTCTATTTGTGTAAGTCCAAGGACTTAATTAAATACTTAATAGCTTCAAGCTGTCCGTAAGTTAATGAAATAACTCTATCATTGATAGTGATATCCCAACCTTCACCATTATGCCATTCTGTTACTTCAATAAAATCTGATTCCTTAGCCAGATAATCATATTTCTTAAGCTCGTCTGATACAGATTGTTTATTATAATATTCCATGATTAAATTTTATTTAATGTATTCTCTTTTAGTAAATTCCTCTCTCAACGGAATAGCTAATTCTCTAGCTTGAGGATGAGCATCCTTTGCACACCTCAGCTTAAAGAATCCTTCCCATTGTTCAATGGTACCAGTCATAATTAACTCAGTCTTTAGAGAATTAGGAAGAACTGCTCTAGCTTGTTGTGGTTTCCATTCTTGGCTTATTAGGTCAAGATAGTTTGATTCTGCCCAATACAAATTATTTAGGAACACTCTCGTAGCAATTCCTTGTCTTTGTTCATGAATATAGAACTCCTCAGAACTAATATGTCCTTCAGGTAACTCTATCCAACAAGGAATTACAAAAGTAAGCTCATTGTTAAATTTATTTTTGCTGTAATTACAATATCTTGTACTTTCTTGTGCAAAAGAGAATACTCTATGCCTTACAAACTCGTGGCTTACGCCTCTGTCACATATAAACTTAACAGTGATACGTTTAACGTGATATTCTGTAGGTTCACATAGATACTTAAGGTCATCTAACCAACCATTCTGGAGTAGTACTCTATAGTTAGTAGTTATAGCTACAAATCCATCAGGAACTCTTGGAACAGGCTGTGCTTGTATAGCTTCTGAGTACTGATTCTCATTATACTTACTCCAAAGTCTATAAGCAACGGTATTAGAATCGTCATTAGCTTTAAAGTCATATCTGAGATAAACAGTACCATGTTCAAGCATTGCAGTATGACCACGATTAGTAATCATATCTACAAACTTCTCTGCACTATCTTCTGTTATTTTGTCTAGACTTTTATAGCAATGACGTCCCACCCACTCAATATGTTTAATTAGTCCAGCGTGTCCGCTTTCCTGTTCTTTAATTTCAAAACTTGGTTTGATTAATTTCATAGTTTACATTATAATATAATAACTCAGCATCTCGACGTGCTTTAGTGGCTTCTTCTAAAGTATTGTATCTCCCAATGTATTTATTTTTACCATTAACCCCTATCTCGACCTTCCATTTATTTCTAGACCTGTCAAAGTGTACTCCAATGATTCCAGATGAATTATTCGTAGGAATATTCACCCTATTTTGTAGATTTTCGGCGTTGGTACACAGCCTTAGGTTTTTGTTTTCGGTTATCCAGCGTGTTGCCATTGATATGGTCTACATAGTCACAATCCTGGGCAGACATAATTAACCTATGTAAATAGGTGAAAGGCTTTGAACTCCCACTTATGACATAACCATTCTTATTACAGCACCACTTCTTATCTTTTACTAGTTGTTTATCCTCCAGGTCAATCAGAGCCCTACATTTCTCGTTATTATCTTTATCGTATAGCACTACTTCACAGTGGTTCTCGCATTCTATGACTTCGTTAGGGTCGAATTTAGTACGAGACTGTATTCTTCCATGCCTCCTATATTGTAGATAGTGCTTTCCACATAACAACCCTATCTCAGTATTACAAACCTTGGTAGTACTTCCACAAACCTTACACTTCTTAACTTTATTCATAATTTATATCTTTCTACAGAAGTTACATATAAATCTGAAGACTTCCAAATTATGTCTGTTAATTAATATGAAGTTCTACCACATCTTTCTATATGTTGTAACAGCCCATCTATTCCAGGCTTTTGTTCAATTATTTCAAATGATGGTTTAATCAGTCTCATCAATCACTCTTTCATAAGTTTTCTCAAATATATCCGGCTTGCAAGGATAGAACTCTCCATTCACTCCTTTAATGATATAATCTCCGACAGAGGCTTTCATTGTACCTTCAAGAGTCTCAATCTTCAGATAGGGATTGTCCTTATCTTCGTAGTTTACTCTTATAGTATCACCTCCCATAAACTCATGAATTTCTATAATGCGGTCTGAATTATCTTCAAACTGTATAGCTTCAATGATAACTGGTTTCTTCCTATACTTCATCCTTTTACTAATGAATCTCTCCAATCATCCCAAGCCTTGGCTTCAGCATATGACTTCTGAATAGCTTTCCAGGATGTCTTAGAGAGTGTAGAGTTATAATAAGTAGTATCTTGTGTTACTTCTTCGCCTAACCACTGAGGTTTATCAAACTGTGTATCCTCTGATGGTAACTCTATCTCAGCAATTATTAAGCCCTCATCCTCTCCATGAAACTCGTCTACTTCCCATTTCAACATACCAGATGTTGCTGGAATGATATAACGAGTTTTATGAATAATCCTACCACAGGTTCTTTTAAGTAATTCTTCTGCATCCTTCTTAGGAATAGGAATTTCATACTCCAACCTTGACAGTCTTTCATTAGATTTGACTATAATCCATGCTTTCTCGTCTCTTATAGATACTCTAGCTTCTCCTTTACTTGTAGTCCCTATGTATCCTTGATGTATATCCATAACCCTAACAGCCTGCTCTTTAAACAAGCTGCTAGTGGTTAAGAACTTTCTCTTAATCTCAGTCTGCATCTTAGAATCTTCTATTATCTCGTCGAGAATTTCCTTCATCGTACTGAGGTCACCCTCGTTACAGTGATTACAAAGGAAGTCTTTAAAGAACTCTTCGTCTAATCTCTGCCAAAATTCATATTGAAGGTCATCGTCTTCAATAAGAGGAAGTACCTCACATACTTCAGGTTCTACATCAACTACTGAACTTAAGTCTATATATTTAGCCATATTAATGAATCCAATGGTCTCCTATTGATATATCTGCTGTTAACGGTGCTCTAGTGCAGAAAGGTTTGCCTCCACTCTCCATACATAGTTTAAGAACTTCTGCAACTTTATCTGCAATATCTACTGGAGCTTCAACGTTATGTTCATCGTGGACTGGCACACAATAAAGTACTTTGAATAATAAATTATTTTCTTTAAGCCAGTTAAAAAATTTTATTGCAGATAATTTAAAGCATAGGGCGCCAGAGCCTTGTATTGGATAATTAACAGCTTGTTTCATAGAGTCAGTAAGTCTCCTCCTTAAAAAATCAGCTTCCTGAAATAATGGGTCGTCTTCAATTCTATTTTGCAAAACATATTGTCCGTCTACAGTACCCAAATCATCATTAATTCTGTTTAAATTATCCCAATCATAAATAAAGGCTTTATGTCCAGTTACAGGGCTTAATAAAATATATCCATTTTTTATAACAAACTCTTTTTGCCTTTCTTGATATGCTTTCAATCCTGCAAAACCATTCATATAATTCCTTTCGATTTCTTGAGCCCTTTTTTTGGAAATACCATAATTTTGAACTAAAGTATTCGCATTTCCAGCATAATTGAAACAAAATTCATATCCTTTAGCTTCTTGTCTGAGGTCGTGAAATTTCTTTTTAATATCTTTAGTAGGCATATCTTGAGGAATAACATCCTTAAATACCATTTTAGCTGTCAATGCATGCATATCCTTAGAACCATTGATTAGTTCGTCTAGCATAGCTTTGTCATTGGCTATGGATGCCATTAAGAAACTTTCTTGACCTGAATAATCAATACTAATCCATTTATTACCTTTTTCAGCAACAAAACAAGACCTGGTTATTTCATCATGAGGAAGATTTTGCAAATTAGGGTCACTAGAGCTTAATCTACCAGTATCAGTTCCAAGTTGATAAAAGTTAGCATGAATTCTACCAGTCACAGGATTGACTAATTTTAAGAATTTTTCTCCAAAAGACTTTACTAACTGACCAAATTTCTTATATTCAACATAAGGTTCTACAATAGAACATTTATGTTTTTGAGGTTCTACCTGTTTTATATTCACAGACTTTGTCTTCTGCTTAGTTTTCTTATCAATAACAGTACAATTTAATCCAAGCAATTCAAATAAAGGAACTACTTGTTTACTGCTGTCCCAGTTTATTACACATCTATAATTAGTATCAAATCCTGAAAACAAATCGCCTTGAAGATTTTGTTTTACATAGTCAAATGGAATTCCGTATTTGTATTCAACACCTTCATCAGTAATAATTCTTCTAACTCCGAATGCAGAAGCTGGAATATTCATGAGGTCTTTCGTTTCTCTCTTTAAAGTAGTTTTCATTGTAGCCTGGACAAATGGCTTACCTTTATATTCTGGACTAGGATGCTCTATTTTGTGTTGATTGTAATAATCCTCAACCCATTTATTAATTTTAGCTTCTGCTACATGCATACTCTCAATATCTTTCTTCATCTTAATTCTCCACTTATTCACATCAATTTTTGCACCACAATATTCAATGTACGCAATGACTGGAATAAAGTGATTTTCAAAATCTACAGCCCGGAGAAGATTTTTTTTCTCAAGAGCAATCATTTGTTTTTCTTTTATGGATGTTAAATACATAACATCGTGGGCAGCATACACTATAACATCCTCGGTAAGACCAGTATTAACGATTTTACCTCTAATACTTTTATCTAAATCTAAATCTAAATATTGTTTGGCTGCAGATTGTAAAGACAAACTATGGAATTGAGCAGGATACCCTAAAAAAAGTAACTTTTCAGCAATCATTCCGTCCCACACACGTGAAGGGACAATCTTGTGGCAATATAAAAATTTTAAATCGAAAGATAGATTCCATCCTAATAATGTTATCTTGTCGCTTTCAAACACCGGTCTAAAATATTCGACATCTACTGTTGTAGTATCTACTACTATTTGGTCTTTTCCTAATCCGAATTGAACACATAACAAAGCTTTTGTGTGAGGGTCTAATCCTTCAGTCTCGGAATCGTATTCTATCCAATCATGTTCTAGGATTAATTTTAAAGCCCGTTCTTTATCTATTATTTGATAAGCATCTGACTTAAAAAACCTTTGTTGTTCAGATACAAGATAAATCATTATTATACATCAACTACAATTCTAAACATATCAATATCTCCTTGAGTTTTAATTAATTCTGTAATTCTTTCCTTTATAATGTCTTGGATATCATAATCATCTACATCGAGGTCTCCAATATACTCATAATAAAATTTTCCAATAATATCTACAGAAAAATCGTATACTTTTTCATTCATATTATATGGAGCTGCCGGGTCATTCCCGGCTCCTGCAGGTACGTTCATAATTTTCTGAATTTGCGCTAATAATAAATTCGTTTAAGTTTTCTAATGCAGTTAAAATTTTAATAGTTATATCTCTCATATTACCCTGGGCACTTTCTGGCAAATAATCTATCATAGTAGGAATAACTTTAAAATATTTAACTACCATAAGTAAATCTCGAGATGCTTTTTCAATTTTGTCTTGGTTCATAATATACTAATGTTAGGGCATCTTTCATAATGGCCGGGGCGTCAATATTTGAGATAGCCAATTCTTGTTTAAACTGTTCTGTATCAAATTTAGAAGTAATAATATGATATCCTTGTTGAGTTGGAAAAATTTCTTTAATTCTATTTTCCGGATTTTCGTTACCTCTACATTTTTTAATAACTTCTATAATTTTAGTTATAGAGTCCTTTTGTTCGTCTACATCTACAAGTCTATATAAATCCTTTCCAGATAAAGCTGGAAGTTCTCCACATACATGATTCCATACTTCTGGGGCTTGATATGTATTGCCTTCCATAATAAGTTTTGCAAGAACTTGTTGACATCCACAAGATATCTTGAAAAAACTTCTTTTGTTAACAGTTATGTATGCTCTTGCATTATTGTTTTTGCATAACTCAATTATTTTATTTTTCTTTTCTAACAGATGTTGAGCACTTCTTATGTAATAGGCTTTTATAAGCCTGGCCCCATTGTTTCCTCTCCCGGTTTCATTTCCGTCTTTTTTACGTTGAATTATCTGTAAAAAATAGAAATCATCTGGGTTAGAGAACTCCATGAATTTAATTACTCTATCAAAATTATCTGTTATCATCTCTATAAATTTTTAATTTAGGTTTCCACACTTCTCCTATGTTACCCTTATTACATCCAAGACCTATCCATTTAATTGTAGGAAAATACTCAAATAAATATATAAATACTTGAGCTGCTATATTAGGAATTTCAAAATCGTTAGTATATAACATAACATAAGAGTTTTCTATGTAGTACCCTCTAGTTGTATATAAATATGATATTCCTTCTTGACTGAACCATTCAGCGTGTGAAGTATTCATGTGTTTAGAGGTTGGAAACTTTATTAACAACGTATTGTCGTCAAGGTAAAATGGTTTTCTAAGTTTATGAAAGTCTGATTCAGTCATCTGTTACTCCTATCTCTTTAAGTATTTCTTCAGTAAATGTTATCCCATAAGATGTTCCTAAGAACCTATTAATTAAATCAGCATCATCTTCAGAAATTGCTTTGGCGTCGGCGAACGTTTCAACAATTTTATTAAAGTTTAATTGATGAAATTTGTTAGTTCCAAAATAAAATTCCAAATTTTCAAGCTTATCTTTGAGAGCATTATCACAAGTCAACAAGTTCAACATTGCTTTTTGATACTTATTCTCACTAATGATATCATAACCATGAGTACTAGACTCATCAGCCCAACAATTATCCCATACTATAAGTCTATACATATCAGTCTCTAGGTTCTACATTTAAATCAGTCAGATAAAAGAAAGGGTTATTTAAATCGTTTTGAATAAAATATCCATTTACATCCACATTTTCACCGCTGAGAGTATGTATCATAACTTCCCTGTCTTGGTCAAATTGTTCTAATATCTTAATTAATTGTCCCACTAACATTCCCATAACAACAAAATTTTTTCTTTTACTACACTATAAGTTTTTCAATATATTCTCTGCCTTCTCCTTTAAAGATTGGAATCTCGTTATCGATAGTCCAATGACTTCTTAAAGTTTGATGATGCTTCTTTATACAACAGCTTCCTCTTTTGAATTTAGTGGGATAGTCATTCCAGTTGATTCCTTTCTCCTGGAATAGTAACTCTTGAATTTGGTTAGAGTTCAAACCTTCCAACTGTTTGTGAGAGAAATGCGCTTGCCCAGCTGAGGAAATGCTATTCCTAGTAGCATCCTGTTGCCTCCATAGGATACTACGAGATAAATCATCATATAGATTACCTGGCACCACTATAGGAGTCCTAGTGCCTGGAATATATCCTACTTCTTTACGAGCCATTACAAAGTCTGCAACACCTTGATATTTATACCCTTCTGGGAATTTGGCACGTATAGTATAGCAATCTGGAGTTACTAAGAAAATTTCAAACTTCTCTTTTTTTAAGAATGCTTCTAACTTGCTGAACATGTCTTCTGCTGTATACAAAGGAGTGAAAGTCTTATTGGCATTACTACAACCAGCATCGAGCATGTATCCTCTAGGTACAGCTACATAGTCGACATCTTTGCTAGTAAGACCTAAGAGTTCATCTCTAATCTTACCTCCAACTTCATAAAATTTAAAATTTTCCATTCTAGAATTTTCTGTTATAAAATTTACCAGTCATATACACAGCCAATTATTTTGTTCTCTTTAACAAAATCATATAATTCATCTATTCCTTCTTCATATGTTAACTCCGGCCAAGCAGCATATTCATGCTCCCCAAAACTATATTCATCCATATAATCCATGTAATAGATAGTAGTATATCTATTAAAGTAATCGTAAGAATCCATAAAGTCTGGAAGAGTTATCCATTCTGCTATTGGTAATAATTTGTTACCTGTTAATATACTTAAAGCTTCCTCTTTACTCATATTTCCTGATTCAACAGAATCAAATATGATTTTAGAAGCTTCTAATTTAATCTTAGAAGCTTCATTTTCCAAGGATTCTAGTTTAGATAATAGACCATCCAATATTTCATTCATATTGCTAAAATTATTTATACACAACTCCTCCATACTCTTCCCACTCTTCATCGTCACCTTCGAACTCTTCAATAGTGAAATTATAGTATTGAGATTCGTCTACCGTCTCCCACAACTTATCCCAGTCTGAATCTTCCATTTCATCTGGGTCATAGCCTTCCTCTTCTGCTATGTCAGCTTCACACCCGTATGACTGGAAATTGTCATATGCCAGTTGTTCGGCTAGCTCATATAACTCAAACTCATTCTCGGCTTCTGCCCTGAATGTGTTTTCCATACCGCACCAATATGTGCTAACGTGTATTAGAAATCTTTTCATAATTATGCCTCCGATTCTATATCTACTTCACCCTTATCAAGTTCTTTTCCTTCTTTATCCAAAAACTTGAAACATTTTAGTTTAAAGGCTTCAGATTTCATATTTTCAATTTTAATTACTACTCCTTCATGAGGAACTTTATTGTCACAAGTTGGCGAATTACATTCCATATAGAAATTCTTATCATTAGCTAATTTAGCTAAGAAATTTTCATTCCAGTGTTCTGATTGGTTTAAATCCGGATACAAATCACTTGCATAACCATAGTAGTATTCTTCTACAGGTTTAAGATTATGCGATATTGCCCATTGCTGCACTTCTCGAGCAGAAAATTCATGTACGTTACCATCAACATCTGTAATGGTTACACGATAAATTTGAATTCCAAAATGTCTACCATAGGTGTATACTTCATTTCCAACGGGAGGAATATAACCATAGTCATAATTCTTCTGAATATATCCGCCATTAGGCAAGAATCCGATAATTTCATAATATACTGTCATGCCCTTAGAAAGACATGGACGAACAATAGCATCTGCATATTTCCATACATCAACACCATAAAAACCTGTACCTGCAGTTTTGTTGTAATATTGATTTTTAATTACGCTTCGTGACGAATATAAATAATCATACTTATAAAAATCTTCTCCAGTAAGCCATTTAGCTATTTTCTGTTTCCAGCTCAATGGTTGTTTGCATAATACGTATGCTGAAATTCCAGAAGTTCCATGTACTTTAGCAGTAACACTTATAAGATTTGACGGACGAAGCACGTTGGGGCATTTCTTAATAAGAATAGTATCGTAGTGAAATCTAAATTGATTTTCAATAAGCTTATCAAGACCCTTAGGCTGTTTACCTCCGGCTTTTGTTCCTGAACCTGACATTCCGGAAGTGCGAGTATTTCTAGGAATATATTTTTTGTTTACCCAGAAAGATTTACCATCGTGTTCCACACTATCAAACTCTGTCCCAACCTTTATTTCGGGCTCTATATTTACAACAGAAATGACCCAATTTTGAAATACAGAAATCGGGAGAATAAATCCTTCAGATAATTCACCACGCAATCTAATAGCTTTTACACGTCCATTATCTTCAAACATGCCAGTTTTTGTCTGGTCTGAATTTAACTCACCATGACGATACAAATTAGCATAAGATAAGAACTTAGGATTTATACAACAAGCAGTAGGAAAATATACATATAGTCCGGGTTCTGAATCTATCCCAGTAATAATATTATATCCGTCAATGAAGCAACATTTTAGTTTAGTTACTTCTGGGTCAGAGTGTTTATGGAAATCCTCTATTTTTACAATTTTCGCCAAATAATTTACATTGGCATTTTTACTTTGTACTAATTTCATAATTTAACTACTTGTTCTGGTGTTACAAATTCAAAATTACTTTCTCCATAAGTTTGATGGATTTTATACGCTTCAAAATACTTTATTGCAGAGATATATTCCTGTACAGTGTCCCCTTCAAGTATTTCTGAACTCCATACATGTACCTTTCCATCTGCCCTGAAGTAGCAGGCAATTTTACCGCTCTCGGGATTAATTTCTAAGCAGGAATTTCCAACAGGTTTTAAGTAATGATTTTTGACTCTCTTATAATCCATAAAAAGAGCCGCGTTTTGTAAATCCTTACTGTTCATATATACTCCATTCTTTGGAGAGAACTGCATCAGTGTAGAATTTAGTTACCACATAATTTACATGTGAACCTTTAATCCCGCAGATAATTTTCCCATCTTCCATGTAATACATACGAGTTTTACCACCAATAGTCAAACAAACTGTAAGACCACTTTCCATAAAGGAGATTGCATCTCCAAATCCAAATTTTTCCATCTTAATTAATATTTATCGTTTAACAAATCTATTAAATCGTCTATATAAAAAAGTTTATTATGAACTTCCTCAATAGTATCAGAATCGTATTTTTCTAGTAAATTACACATACATTCAAACATATCAGAAAACATTACGTTACTTTCACTAGAGTCTAAGGTATTTTTTGTCAGCGCAGTTAATAATTCTGCTAACTTGTATGATATTTCAATTTTCTGTTTACTCTGCATCAGATGTAGCTAAAAATTCACACATAAAATTTGAAAAGGATTGAGCTAGACATTCATCAGTTTCAGTATTCCAAAAGTAATTAAAACAATGAAAAACTTCATGCCAGAATGTATTTTTTCTAGCTTCATCTTCTATATCTATTATCTCTTCTCTACTTTTTATTTTACGCGCTACTCGTATTTCATTCTTTGCACAATCGTACCATCCAAAATAGTATTCTCCATCCTCGATAATAAATTCTGGTTGAGAAACTTTAATTACTTGATTTGCTATTTTAAATTTGCTTGGAATGGTTTCATTAATCATAATCTCTAATACATTTTAATACAGGTTGTAAAGGAGTTCCTTCATCAGATAAGTAAAAGAATTTGACAGTAGCCATTTTTCCAATAAGAGAATCTAAATCTTCACGATATTGTTGTTTCAACTCTCTATTACCCATTGGTTTGGCTTTAAACTCTATACCCTTATCAGTTACGCACACAAAACACATATCTTCATCTCTAAGTCCCTCTGATAGTCCTACAATTTCAAATTCTGCATCTTGATACTCCTTTACTTTTATCATATCGTTTGTTCTTTTTCCAAAACCGTAAGGCTTATTAGGGTTTCTAACAACGATTCCCTCAAAGCCTTCAGCTACATATTGGTCATGAAGTCGTTTAATACTAGCCCATCCAGATATTTCTACTTGAGGAACCATTTGAAATTTTAGGTCTTCTTTCTCCCATTCTTTATCAGGTTCAAATCCTAATTCAAGAACTTCCTGTATTTCATCAAGTTTATTTAATCTATCAGAAAACGGAATATCCGGAATCATTACATCGTATATATAGTATTCCAATATAGAACAATCTTTGCCTTCATCCTTTTCAGTTCTAGCAAGTCCGCTTAAAGACTGCAAGCTGTATCCGTGACAATATAGCTCTCCATCAAGTACAATTTCGGGATTGGATTTTAAAAATTTTATAAGTTTAGGATGATTTCGAAGATGTGAAGTGGAAAAATCGTAATTTCCTCCACCTCTGCTTGCAGATTTTACTTCTCCATCCTTCCAATAGAAAGAACATCTAACTCCATCAATTTTTCTACTACCGTACCATATTTTTACTTTATCGAATACACTTGTTGCAACCTTATTGAAGTCTTTAGCTAACATATGCTTCTTAAACCCATTAGCGTCAGTTGTATGTTCTGGAAGAAAGGACTCTAGTTGAGCTTTAGTATATTGATTAATAGAGTTTTCTATTTCTTTATATCCTTTGTCTAAATATTTCTTGACATGTGAATTAAATTCTAATTCTGCTTGTTGAGCAATAGTTCTTTTTACCTTTCCTTTAGTAATATAAATTTCTGGCTGAGCCGTTATTTTACCTTCATATTGATATGTATTTCTATAAATGGTATAACGCTTCTCGACGTCGTCCCATTCGCATGATACCTCAGCTACTCTAATTTTACCTTTGCTATCCCTAGTAATTAAAGTTTTATTCATTGTTTAATTTCTACTATATATTCACAATCAAGCCAATCATTAAAATCTACAGGGTCATAATGTCTAACTTTAATCTCTTCTATTAATTCTTCATCACTCCATCCGTTTTCTTCTTGTAGCTCTAAAAACCAAAGTAAATCTTCGTCACATAAATCATCGCCCAACATAAATTGTTGAGGTTTCATGCTTATATTTACAACACAATTTTGTAGTTCTTGAAATGTCATACTCCAGTACTTCCAAATCCACCTTTACGGTTTGTTTTCTTTAAAGAATCTACTTTATTCCATTTACATACTTCTACCTTAGTAAATACTAATTGAGCAATACGTTCACCGTCTTCAATATAAACTGCTTCGTGACCTTGGTTAATGACTATTATACCAATTTCGTTTCTGTAGTCCA